TGATGTACATTTGACATAATATCGTTGGGCAGCTACATTCCATAAAACTGTAATAGTATAGGTTTCTCCATCAAATATAGGCGTAAAAGATGGTGCTCTAACGTTTGAAGGAACAAATGGATAATACGCAATCATAATGGTGTAACAGGCATTGTAACAACTGGAGTACCACTAATCATTGGAAGTGTAACACCAGTACCATAATTTCCTATTGATGTAATACCAAGTGCCGTTTGTATAGCAGTTATTTGTGCGGCATTTGGCAAACCATTTGTAATTTTTGATATCAAATTATTCTCTGCTGCAACAACATCTTGTAATGAAATAAGTGGAGCAGTAAAATCCCATCTCCAAGTATTTTGTGGTAATGGTGATTGTGATGTTGAAGCATCTGTTAAATTCTCAAGCAACATATTGTTATAAATATAAGCTGGTGTAAAAACAACATAACTTCCACCCAAATTATTATGATTGTCTAAAGCAAATTTAAGACTAGTCATTCTGGATTGCTTCATCGTCCATGCACTAGGTTCTTTCATAGGTGTCATCATAACTAATGAAACATTAAGAGGATTTCTCAACGTTGCATTAGAAGCAACATTCAAACTAGCAAAAGGATATTCTGCAATTGATTGTCTTATTAAAGCACCACCAGGTGCTGGCTGAAAAACAGCAAAAGCATTTTCAAAACTCCAATCATCTGGAACATTAACGCCTTCTGGTCCCATTTGTTGTGGTGCCAAAAATAATGCAGAAAAAACTTCAACATTAAGCAGTGCAAGTATTGGTAAATACCCACCAACAACACCGGAAGCAATACCATTTTGCAACCAGATAGGAGTTAATTGATATAATAGTTGAACTTGACTAAGTGTGCTCATTCTGCTGTACTAGATCCAGTTCCACCAGATTCACCAGTAAATGCTAATTGTCCACCTACTTGTACTATTCCACCTAATGCAGCGCCAAATCCGGCAGCAAAAGAACTTGAAGAAGCTTCTATTATTGTAACCCAAGACTCACCAGTAGGTTGCCTATAATGACCAACATGCCTAATTTTATTTACAACCCAAGAACCAGTAAATAAAAGAACATTACCATGTTCATAAGTATTAGCTCCTTGTCCACTAGTATAACTAAATGCAGCACCACCACCTTGGATATTAACTAAAAGTTTTTCAGGAAGCGTAATATACACTGGTGCGCCACCAGCCATAGCTGAATTAATATCAGCTCTTAAAACAGTTTTGACTTGAATTTTATTATTATCAATCCACGTAGGCTGTCCAACTAAATCTTCAAATTGAATAGCAATTGGCGTACCAGGACCAGTAAAATCAGTAATTACATATTTACCATATCCTACAGGAAGTGATTGTACTCCTTGATAACCAGTAGTTTCTGGCGTTCCTAAAATACTATGAGAAAGCTGTTTAACATAATTCATATATTGCTCTAAACTTTGATGATACCCTTGATCTGGAGCATTCAAGATAAGAGCATTACTAATATTCACAACAAATTGAGAATTTGGAAAAGCAGTTGATAAAGCATTTTGTATAGCTGAAGATAATTGTGAACCCTGCGGCATATTATGAATAATATTCTTTGGATCTGTAGGCCCTCCCATTCCAGTTGGATTACCTGGTATTATAATAAACGTTAAACTTAAATCATTTCCAGTCCAATTGCCAAAAGCAGGATAAATTTGTCCATCTGCTATAAGACCTTGATGAACTACTTGATCATTAGCTAATGGCAATCCCTCTGTAAATCCACCAAATAATTGCACTCTTTGACCTGTAAAAACAGTTGATTGTGAAATAAGATTTTGAGTAATGCCTTTTATCGTAATTGATCCTGCACAAGCACCAGAAGTAACTTCAATATCAAAATCAATATCTAATGCACCTGGATCATTAACACCATTAAAATTACTGCTCCATTGAGAACCAGAAGCATATGCACTTATTTCTGGAAGAACGGTTGATGATAAACCAGCTAAAGCACCTTCACCAGTTATACTAGCTGCACCATTTATAATACTTAAATTTGGTGCAGATCCTACTGCGCTCACTTTTATAGCATAAAATCTCAAGAATCAAAATTCCCTTGAGCGCTTCCAATCGAAGCTGTCTGAAGATTAACATTTGAACCGGATTTATTAAATATCGTTACAACTGGACTTGCATCTTTGTGGAATTGGCTCATATCACCTAAATGCGGTGTCGGATCTCTACCATAAGGATCTGTACGACCTGGTTGAGCAGCAGCTTGCATTTGTGGTCTATTTTGTGGTCCATACGCAGCAGCAGTTTTTGCCATTTCCTCCTTTGTTGTGGGACTATATGCAGCAGCAGCAGTTTTCATCGTTTCATCTCGTTTTGCAATTGCATCACGAGTCATAGGATTAGCATCATCACCAAGATAACCACCGGAAGCTACTTTGATTGCTCTATAATTTCTGGCATTATTCTCACCAAAACCAGGATTATAACGGACATTTTTATTACGATAATCCCCAGTCATAACTGGATTATCGTAATAATCTCTGACATGTGGTGCGCTGCCTTTGTACTGTTCTAAAACCTCCATACCAGTACGTTTACCTTTTTCATCAGTTAAATACTTTAAAAATTCAGCAGCATGATCTAGGCGCGCGCCCATAGTCCCTATGCCGCCACCAGCATAACGACCAGATTGTTTTCCTTCTCTATCCAAAAATGTTGAAATTGGTGTGCCAGGTTTAATATCGCCCGACATCACATCTTCGCCTGGTCGCCAATCACCTACATGTCCACCTTCTTTCATTGCTCCTGATTTAATACCAACCGCTGCTGATGCCAATGCAACACATTGCGGGCTTGTGATTAAACCATTATCTTTCATTTTCTTTAGATCATCAGCCCAATGTCCTGTAGCGCCACCTTGGCTTGAAGCACTACCAACAAATGCTGGAGCTTTACCTCCACCGGTAGTAATGCCTCCACCATCTCCACCAGTAGTAACGGTTCCGCCACCTCCTTCTCCACCAGTATAAGAAGATACTGATGGAACGCCACCTAAATATTCCTGTTGGCGCTGCAAAGCATAACTGCCTGTCGCCACAGGCTTTCCATTTATTATCCGAGTTCCTTTTGGTCTTTCATATCCTAGTAAGTAGTCAGCAGCTTGTTGACCTGCCGCTGCATGAGTTTGCATTTCCTTCCATACATTAGGATAATTCTTTTGCAAATTTTCAATTTGATATTCTGCTTGTGCCTTTGGATCACGCCAATTTTTACCCTGCTCTTTCATTGCCGCTAAAAAACGACCCTTTTCACTTCCGGCAGATGTACCAGAAAATTGCCAAAGACCAACACCTGTTCCACCTTCTTCAGTCGCTCCACCTTTGAATGCACTCTCCGATTGAATATTAGCCATCATTCCAGCAATGCCTTCTTCAGAGGCACCTGCTTTACGAAACACATCAGCAACAATGGCAGCGTTTTGTTTGGCAGTAGCTCCAGGTCTAGGGTCTTTTCCGCCAAAACCCTTACCAGCTTCTTGCATTAATGGAGTAGCTTTTTCTCCAGTTACGGAAGGAAATACACCACCTCCACCTCCACCGCCAGAAGCTAAAGGAGCGCCTCCACCTACGCCTCCACCATCAGCCATATCTTTAAATGCAACAGGACCAGCTCCGCCGCCACCTCCACCTCCGCCACCACCACCGCCTTCTCCACCACCATATCTTTCTGCAAGATATTTACCAGAAGTAAGTTCCATATTCAATGCTGACATATTATCAGCTAATGGCTTTATTTCTTTATTCAAATCAACAAAGATATCAGAACTCTTCATTAGTTCTCTATTAAATTCACCGAAGTCCTTACCACCTTCTGTTGTTGTATTACTCAACATATTACGGAAAGCAGATGCCTCCTTTGCTGGCATTACAAGTTCATCTTGATGAAGCATAGCCATTCCTGTATCAGGAACACTATATGCTCCAGTTTGGAACTGTGGTACAAGAGGAGCCTCTTGTAATCCTTTCAAAAGATTATCAGTACTAGCGGATGGTTTAGATATTAAAGGATTTTCTTTTCCAATATTTTTATCCCAAGTTTCTGGCTGTCCACCAAATGGTTTCCATAGCCATTCACTAAATGGATTTGGATTAGCATGACCCTCTCTTTCTTGTTTTGCAAATGGTGCATTAGTCAAATATACAATAATTTTATCAATAGCGGATGCCAATCCAACTAAATTCTTAGCCGCGACAGTTTCAAGAACTTGTCCAAACAGACCTAAGTGTTTATTTAAATCAGTATATACTTGAGTAGTATCATCACCCAAATCAAGTAATTTTTCATTTTGTGCTGCTTCTTTAGCACCTTGTTCTAATTGAAATTCAGTAGCTTTTTTGATTCTAAATACATCATCTGGACTAAACATATCTTTAAGTGCTGTATTATTGAAATATGCCAGAAATTGTCCAAAATCTTTAAATCTATCCATTAATTTTTTAAGAGCAATATTTTGATCAGCTAACTGTGCAGGACCAGATTTTACACCTTCTGTCTGTGGATTCAAACCTAATTGAATTTGGGCAATACGTGCTTGGGATGTAGGATCCAAAGCCATACGTGTTGCTGCCATACCGGCATTTACATCACGATATGGTCCTACTGAATATTCAGCAGCTTCAAAAGCACCGTATGCTTGCCCATATCCTCTGGCTTGTCTACTCCTTCTTGCTACAGGTTCAGCTAAAGCGATAGCAGTACCAACCGCTAAAAGAGCACCAGCAGCCACAGTTTCTACTAATTGCATACCTCCTGGTGCCATAAAAAATTGTTTTAATAAACTAGTCATACCACCTATCAAACCATAATGGGCACCTCCTCCTGTTGCGCCAGCACCAACCCGTGCAGTATTCCCAAGAGCATTAATAAATTGAGATTCTTCTCTTCTTTTACCAGAAGTTTTCTGTTTTCCTTCTGTGAAGAACCCTTTAACGTGGCCCCAAAATGAAGCAGCACCCTCTGAAGCTCTAACAGATTCAGCTTTAAATTCATCCGTTGTAGCTTTTTCTTTAGGTGATGACCAAGCTAAATTTTTAAATGGATCTTTGCCGATCCTTCTAGATTCAAATTCTTTTTCAAATGCTGTTTTTGGTGTTGGCCCTTTTGGTTGTTGAGCCATTTTTCGCGCTACGGGATCTACTTCTGGATTTTCTTGTCTCCATTTATTTATAGGACCAATTATTGGATCTCTTGCAGCCCTTTTAAGATCTTCTTCAAATTTTTTGAATTTACTAGAAATGCTAGTATCAAATCTTTTACCTGCTCTATCAATAGCTTCACCAAATTTATTAACGCCTCCAATAAGATCACGATCTATACTAGATCCAACTCTTTTAAGTGATCCTTCAATCTTATTCAATTCTCTAGATTGTTTTATCCATAATGCCTCAGCAGCAGCATTAGCTTTATCATACCAAAATTTAGTAGTTTTTGTTGCTTGATTATTTTCACCAAGTCTTCTTGTTACATCAGCAAGTCTTTGTTCTAGTTTAATAGCCTTATCAACAGCATCGTCAAGCCCTTTAGAGGCTTGTTCCATTTGAACTTTAATTTCAAATTCCGATGTTGGCACTTACTACTGTCTCCAGAAGCGATACCGCCACTCTAAGGCGCTTATGTATTCAAAATTAAATTGATACATAAATTCCTGAAATCCCATAGTAGAAAGATAATCTAGGATGGAATGGATAACGCTGATGCTACAGTTTGTTTCGGTGGCGCTGCTTTCTCCGGTGGTTTCTCGCCAGTACTGACGATCTGAGTCGATGTCTGCAAAGAACGCATGTATTCCATAGAACCCAATAATGTAGTTTCCGCTTTCCAAATTCCAGTCAATCCCTGATACGCCATTTGTAGTTCGCTTCTTAGGTGTAGAGCTGAGGCAACAATAAAATATACAATGGCGTTCTCGACCTCCATCAATATTTGTTCATCAACTAGTTTTCTATTTTTAACTTCAAAATATGGTAAAGTTGTCCATCCTCCACCATTTGTACTTGGCATTATTACATTCGTAAGACGTTCAATTTCATTCATCAGATTTTGACTAATATCTGTTTGATCATCTATCTCCTTTGCAGCATCACGTAAGGCAAGGCGCGCTATCCGTGGCGCCATACTAGGACCAACTCCATTTGCATATAGATTTGCTAATGTTCTGGTCATTAGCATATAATTTGCTTCAAATACCTCCTTACCAATTGGCATAGAATGAAAGTATATTTTATGATGCTCATCTATTTCCATTGGAAGAACTAGATTAAGCTTCCTATTGATAGATATTGACATCTGCTACCTCTGTTGCCTCAACTCTTACTGATCGAACATAGAACTGTTAACTTCGTAGTAACCCTTGATTGTAACCACGAAAAGGGGTGATTCGCCGGCGAATGACATTTCGCGAACAGTTTCAAGGACGGCATTTCTAATGGTATATGCCTGCAATCCATAGGCTGTTCCGGCTTGTCCAACACCTGATGGCGCCGCTATACCCACATCTGGAAGAACAGTTATGTCTCCCAGAAGTGTACTCAACTCAAATTGAGTCTTGTAATTTTGCGCAAATGGTTGAGATTTAAGCAAGTTGATTGTCAATGTAGCGATTTGATATGGAACAGGCGAAGGAACAGCACCTGTCATAGACGGGAAATAATCAGTCGCATTTCCCTCAAGAGCTAGTGATATTCCCTCCTTCCCAAGAAATTGTGGGTTGATATTTAAAGCTCCATTAGATACATAAGGTATCTGAACCGAAGCCTTAACGCGATTGAGTGTACCCTGTTGTTGATTTGGATTAGGCATCGTTTATCTCCTATGATAAGATTTTAGAATTATTGTGTCACAATGTTAGTTGCGACCACAACCACAAGAACATGCACGAAGCCACGTGACGGGATGAACATTGTCGAAAGTCCATCATATTCACCACGTCCATAATCACCAGGATTCAGCTGTGCATACGTTAGAAATGGCACAGCATTCACATTGCATTTCGCCGCATATGTTCCCACTTGAATTTGTTGAGCAAGGTATGCGGGATCATATCCAGTTTGAACAACTGGTCCATTAACCATACCGAACTGTACTCCAGCTGTCATTACACCAGCAAGAACAGCTTCCATAAAGTTAATGCCAAATTGATCGTAGTATAGCGGCGCCAACGGATTATTGGCACCATTGATGATAGCGTTTGAAAGGGTCTGATTTATATTGAGCTGGACCCAATCAATAGTCCACCACCAATTGAAGTAGTCCTGTCCATCAGCCGTAACACCCTCGTAGATGTTGGTGAAATTGATTCCACCTTCTGCACCAGTTTGGATGTAATTCACGGCATTTTGCTTCATGCTGAGAAGCAACGGGCCATTGTTTTGCAATGGGTACGGAGTAACACCGTAGATGAACTTAAAGCACATTGGCGCCACACGAGTAATAGCAGTGGCACGAAATTGTATTCCTTGATAGAACATTCCTGCTAGAGTAAACTCAGCATAAGATCCCACAGCAGATGCCTGTCTGGCAGCTGCAACACCAGGAGCTTCCAACAATTGAACAACTGACTTGACAGTATCTGGAATCAAGCCGATGCAGGAAGGATCTCCAAGTGTAAGCCAGAAATAAGTCATCGCTTCTGGGTTAACAAACTGTTGGAAGACAGGGAGAGCTTGTGGAATATTAGCTGCCTCACCCCATTCGGCAGGCAACAAATAACCATAAAAAGAAAATGTATTATTGGTTAGCCACTGTTCCAGTTTCGCAATTTGGTCAGCAATGTCTACTGCAACACCAAGTTCCAGAACAGAAACAGGCATAGCTGTTCCTTGTCTGAAATATGATGCCACCATAGCATTCAATTCAACAGAAGAATATGGTGCAAATGTACCATATGTTGTTGGCAATCCAGGATCAACTGCCATAGGTACAGAGAAGATATTCTGGGTAATATCAACAACAGTACAAGTATAAAGACCATTAAGTGTTGCTGGAACAAACCCCGAAAATGCCATGTCGAAAGTGTCGCCATCCTGCAAACCCGCAGGTAATGGATTAGCGGCAGTCATTCTGAGAACGCCACTATTCCAAGTAGCAGAAGTCAAACTATTCGCTGGTTCCATCATTCCAGTCAAATCACCAAACTGTGTCAAAACGCCTACCGAATTGACAGGCAGATTTGAACCACCAAACGACACAGCAGCGCCAGTTTGCTGATACCCTGACGGAGTAGGTGCAAGAATAGTGTTAACTTGAACAGTTACGATGGCATTAGGATCTAGCGCGGCCATTGGAGTCTCCTAGTGGTTACGGTGTTGGTATAGACGGTCTCACAGTAATTGATGCACCGCTACCTTCATCATGAACAATACATCCCAAAATGTGTTGCCTAGCAACATCACGTACAGATTGTTGAACATAATTTACTTCAACTACAATGTGTTTCTTTTGAGCCAAGACTTGTAACTCAGCTTGTTCTCGTTTTTCATCAGATATAATTGGCATATTCCTAATACCAATTAAACTCCAATCGGAACTATATTGGATAATAAAATTAAGAAACGTAATTATATCATCATTATTTACGCCATACGTTGTAATTATAACTTTTTCACAAGCTAATTGACTACTTTGTAATCTTGGCCCTAAAAATGCGATAGCTTCCAATGCTCTTGTATCTTCAATATGAACTGCTCCATAAGGAGGTGGCTCATTCTGCGGAATAAGGAATGATGGATATAAAGGAAATGGACAAATAAATCCAGGATAGGGTGGCCTATAACTAGGCATTGCTAACCAAATAGGTAATGAATTAGAAATTATTTGTTCAGACGGTAGTTGCGCAACATCATCGATAATCTGTATATCAGTAATAGATGTTACAGCAACACCCATATAATGCCATAAACCTGCTTGCTCGTAATATTTACCATGTGAACTAAAAGCAAATCGAATTCCCATATAAGTGCCAATATACATATATTGTGGAGTAATTTCTTGAAAAGCATCTATACCAGCTAACGCAGTGAATACAATAGTATTATATGGTATAGTAGCATCTTCCTCTTGCTCAACTTCTGTTGAATAATGTAAAGAACCAGTGACAATTACGGTATCTCTTAATGTTGGAATAGGTTTAGTCAAATTAGCTCTAACCCAAAAAACATAACCATCTAAAGGTAATACCAATTTTTTGTACAAAAGAAAGGTAATCTGAGTATCAGCAGAAAGTGTTCTAACGCCACCAGATAATACTCCATTCAACGCACCTTGAGCACTATTAGCTGCTTCACTAACAGTAGTCATTTAACCCAAGCTCTAAATGATGCTTTATAAATACCAGTTCGATCAAATGAAGGTCTTTGTCTTGTACTAATACCACGTTTACGTCTTTTACCTTTTGAAGCATCCGTAGGAACGCCTGGAATCATACCATTCATTTCTTCATCATCTATAAATGTCTTAAACAGATTTTGTATCTGATCTGTATGAGGTTTCATTAAATTTTTCATTTTAGCTCTAGTTGCGCCACCTCTATTCTGAATCGTATGTTCTGCAACTTCACGGAACCCATTATGGATTAAAGCATTAATTTCTTCTTTGTATACTTCAGAAAATGTTTCGACAATACCATATTTTCTTTCCAAAATCTTACTCAATTTATCTGCTGTCATCGTTCTAGAAAAACCACGCCTCCGTTTACGTCTTTCTTCCAATTTCGATGCGCGAACTGGAGCTTCCATAGCTTCGGCAGTATAAGGAGTATTGATAAATCCCATATGTAACGTAATATCTTTCATGGAGGTAACATTGATTGCGTTATTTCTACCCATGCACCATTCTGACGAACATAAAAGCCACCATCAGAAGGAGCATCAGGAATAGTGCCTCCAGCAGGTCCAGCAGGGCCTTGCGGACCTTGAGATCCTTGCGCTCCGGCTGTGCCAGGTGCCCCAGGAGGGCCTTGAGGACCAGGCGGTCCAGGCGGTCCTTCAGGTCCCTCAGGTCCAACATTACCACCGCCGCCGCCAATCACACTTTCTACGTGACCTTTGGTAACAAAGGTTGAGGCGCCACCCTTACCTGCCCCCATTGCATGTTGTGGCATTACATCCTCACTTAAAAGCCAGGTTTTGGACGTGGACGCGGAAGTGTACCTCCACCAGTTTTTATGACAGGAGGACGTTGAGGCTGTTGTTCGGGTTTTGGAGGACTAGGTTGTTGTTCTGCTTTTGGAGGATCTTGAGGATCAAATGGCGGAGGATTGGGAGGATCAGGGAATGTCCAATATTGCCATCTTGGCATACGGACATATTGCGTTGTTTGTGGCATTTTAACCTCTATGGAGGAAGTAGTACCCATGCACCATTTTGGCGAATATACATGTTACCGTCACTTGGTGCATCTTCTATACCAGCTGCGCCGCCGCCTGGTGGTAGTGCTGGTACCCATTGCGTAGAATTACCATCATCATATAATATATAAAGAACAGCATCATCATTTCTCCACCAAAGTGCTCCTGGTACAGCACCAATTGGTGGATTTGTATCAACTGGAACAACAACTCCACCACTAATAACAGGAACAATGCCTACCCAAACAGCACCATCCCACTCATATGTAGCGCCATTTGGGGCTACAAATTGATCTCCAATATTAGGATTTTGCGGAAAATCAATTATAGCATACGGTATAGGATTTGGATTTTTTGTGACCGCATATTGCTTATTTTGGCCACGCCAATCTATTCTCTTTATCATAGCGTCTTTCCAAGATTGACAAAAACCTGATTAGCAGTGAGTGTGCCTATACCAGAACCAACAGAATTTATTGCTAACATAACTCCATCAATTGTTGTTCCTGCATCAGCAACAGTTGTTGTATAAGTATTAGCTGATGCTCCAACAATACTAACACCATTACGTCTCCAAGTATACATATAAGATGTTGGATTATTTGTCCATAATCCAGTACTCATAGACAATGTAGCGCCAGGACTAACAGAGCCAGCAGGAGTTATTCTTGGCAGAACAACATTAACTGGAGGGTTAATTGGCGCAATGCCAACATCCCAAACTGGCATTCCTACTGGAGAGTTATAAACTGGAATTGCACCGGCATTTTGACCTTGATCATTAGGCCATCTGCCTTCAGCATCTGGTGCGCTGCCTGTTGCTACCACTCTAACAGGAATTGGTCCTGAATCTGCTGCTATTGGCGCGGCTCCGAAAGAGACTGGAATTCCACCATTATTTTGTTTATTTGGCCAAGGCGGACCAATAGGTGGTGTAGGCACAATATATACTGGAATTGCTCCAGCAGCATTACGCCTATCATTTGAATAGTTATATGACATTAATATGTTAGTCCCCACATAGAACCAACACTCTGTGCCAAACCTAGATAAACACGTCCCCAAGGAGTTTTGAGCTGCTGTAAATCAGCAATCGTTAAATTCTCCATAGCAGACAAAAGTTGCACGCTGGCCTCTGTACCTTGATCCTGGGCTTGATTTACTAAGCCAGGCAAGAAGCTATTAACTCCCATAGAATTTCTTAAATCTGCCCAATAAGTATTATTAGGAGGTTGTAAATTGGGATTATCCTGTGCCATTTGAACTAAATAATCGCCACCTAAATTATAAACACATTGAGTATAAACTATTCCGCTTGCCCATTCTATATATCTATTCACTATTTCTATAGACAAATCATACGACAATTCAATATATGGACTATTATCTGGCAATACAATTTTTGGAACCGCCATAATTTCACGGATCCAAAACAAATATCCCGGCAGAGTTGGTTGCCTTTCTCCTATCATCAAAATACAGCTTTTTTAATTATTGGTTTAGGACGAATAAAATCAGTTATAATTCCGAGTGGGCTCTTAGCCGTTGGGTCTTGCGGCGCACCACGCTCTTTGGAACGTGTAATCGTAATCTTTTCAGCTATTGTTGGATCACGATCTTTTGCAGGTTTCTCAGTAATTTCCATTTCAAAACTTGTAAGCTTTTCCTGAGCATTTTCTTCTATCATAGCGTTAACAGCCACTGCTGCTTCTGCTCGAAGTTTTTCACCCTTAACCTTTTGAACTTCTCTATTGTGAATAACAAGCTCAGCAATAATCTCAGCAGATACTGGAGTATCAATAGAATAGACATAAGGAATGAAAAATCCACGAAATTGATCTAATTCATTAGATCTAATCATTCCATATTTTTGATGAAATTGAGCAATAATATCAATTTGCTTTTCGTTTAATTCTCCAGAAATTCTAATCTGCCCACCAATAGGTATCATTTGTTGTCGATAGGTTTTATATTCAGGCAACCGATATTGGAAATCAATGCTCTGATGTGTACCATTAGCAACAAACATTTTACTCATTTCACAATTCCTACTGCTACTAGGAGGGGCGACCACAAGGGTAGCAGTCTCATGATCGCCCCATTATCCGACGTTCGAGAAAAAATATCTCTACTAGCCGAATTGGTTATTGATAGAGCATCGTCATAATTGTAATTGTTTCAGGACGAACAGCCCAACCAGATGTGATGCGCCACTCGGAAAGAACGTCAATGGCGCCGCCAGCAAGAGGAGTTGGAATCTCACGAGGCGCTGCCATATCAGAGTACATCAAGGTGCAAGCCTCAATGCCGGGCGCAATTTTGGCGATTTCGTTTGTGTTGATCTTGCTACCAACCGGCTTTTTCACTTCCGGCATAACAAGAATAACGGCGTCATTATCGCCGCCACCAACACCTTGACCGATCAAAGTATCGTCATAAACCCAAGTAAACGTATCGTCGTTCATATCCAGGATGCCTTGCACCATCCCTTTGGTTGTCACAGAACCTGCGCCTTCGCGTTGGAACTGAACAATCTGGACGATATTTTGGTATTCCATAGCCGCCAAAGTTCTCTGCGGCCCAAGAATAACAAAATGGCGACCAATTCCGAGCTGATTGCATCTTGTCTTGAGAGCAGAGATTTGCGTGAGAAGCCATACGCCAAGCTCGCCATTATCATAGGTAACGATAGTATCGTTACCGTTGCTATCAGGCGGAAGAGGAACTGAAACTGCTCCTTGCGCATTGAGTAGTCCTTCTCCATTAATAGGATTAAGACCATACAAGAGCGCGTTGCGCGCGAGTTGGAAATGACCTTGTCTCATGCCGAGGCGCTGTGCCTCAACCATATTGACGCCCCACTTGCCCATCGCCGCGGTGTCGTGATGATCATATTCAGCACGCACTCTCAACAGATAACTCGCTGTTGAGATCATTGACATTGCAATGCTAACGCTGGGTAGCATGTTGTAAGCAGCCTGACCAGCAGCCATCCGCGTGCGAACGTCGAGACGCTTCATATAAACATAAAGGTCTCCATCACCCAATCTGACAAGAGGTTCTTCTCCAGCCAAAGTGCTAAAAGCCCCAGACGCTTGCACATAGGGCAGAATGATGCCTGGTTCAACGAACGACGGATTGACAATGACATAAGAAGGAGTGGCGCCAGCCATGTTAAGTTCACCTCATATTTGGAGGCGGGTTGCGCCTCAGTTACGGAGACTTGTGGTCAGATTTCAAGAAGGATAGCGTTGCCGTTACGAACCCAATTCGCAAAGCCTGTGGCAGGATCATAGGCGACAACCATAGAATTACCCATGTTGTAACCGATAATCTTGCATCCATTCAGCGGAATACCACCAGCAGCACCATTGACCCATTGATTCACAGGATCAAAGAAGAAGCTGACAGCAGGAGGAACTGCTGGACCCGCAATTGGTAGGCCAGGAGGAGCAATGACAGGATTAAATGCCGGATCCATTGCCAGAGCAATACGCGCTCTACTACCAAACCTGTAGAAGTTCACAAGCATGCCAATGTCTGCTTGTGGCACATTGCTCTGCGGGCTATTAATCATAGCGTGGTTTTGATTGAACACGCTAATTCCAGAGGCAGGAATTGCAACAGTCGCACGCATAATGGAATTCTGCAATGATGGATCCCATAAATTACCTGTGGGAGGAATAAACTCAGCAATTGGCACGCCACCGAACATAGGAAGCGTTTCGGTAGGCGCTAATTGACCTCCTGTCAATTGATATCTGACAGCAGGATCGTCCATCGCCATACCCTGCATAAGTCCATCGAGACTTACGGTAAAGGTACCAGCGGCATTTGTGGTAAGAACAGGATTAATCGAGATCATAACCAAAGCTCCTTAATTTTTGTGATGCTCCTTGTTGCGCTCAACTTCCGTTTTTGATGCCAACTAGCCTCCGTTTTGGGGCAGCGAATTGACTCATCCAAGCGGAAGGTCTGCCGACGAACTCAGAAATCTTGCGGCCCGTAACGTCCTCATGGACGATTTCACGCAAGAAGTCGGCATCATCACTAACAGGATGCAACCCAGCTTGTTCTGCATCGGCATAGATTGTGGTCTCGATATTGCCAAATGCAGCATCGTCGGAAATGACCTTAAGGTCAATATCCTTCCAAGCCTTGGAATGTTCCTTTAGGCCATTCGCAAGGCGACGACGATACGCGATCAATGTTTCTCCATCGAGCGCGCGCGGAGCTTTGCCGCCATGCATGGCGTAAACTCGATCTGCTTTGACCTGAGAATCAGCCATTGCAGCATAGTCTGCGTCCGTCATTTGACGGGGAAGTTTGGCTGCAACGTCAGCAACGCTCTTTCTGACTTCCTCGATGGCGTCAGCGCGCTTCTTCTCTGCTTCTTCAGCATCGGTTTTGGCTTTGGCTTCAGCATCGGCCTTGGCCTTAGCGTCAGCCTTTTCCTTTTCCTCAGCATCCTTCTTCTTCATTTCTTCTTCGCTCATATCAGCACGAGCTTTGGCATCTGCTTTCGCTTTGGCCTCAGCATCTGCCTTTTCTTTTTCTTTTGCGTCCCATGCATCAGAAACAGTCTGTTTGACTGAATCCTTAATTGCATCAGCGAAGGAGGCAAAGTAAGAATCAAATCTTGCCTTGTCAGCCTTTTCTTTTTCTTCTGCGTCGGCCTTGGCCTTTGCTTCATCTGCCTTACGAGCGGCTTCAAGGGCCGCAGCCTTATCGTCGTCAGCCATAACTATTTCCTTTTCGATGCTTGCGGTCACTACGCCACTCGGCGGTCTACCTTTGTCCCATACACCCACAAAACATATCGCAATGTGGTCAAGTAGTCTTGGTTTACCTTCAATTAGTAATTTGCTACCACTCTTTAACTTAATTTTCTGATCTTCACCAGTTAAAACCACACAAGGCGAAGTAGAAAGTTGATTCTCTTCCATTAATTTTGCGGCATGTTCGTCCCAAACTTTGACGATTGCCCAGACTTCATCCCCTTTAATATAAGGAATAAATACTGAACCTACATTTCTATTCACATATTCTGTGGTAGTTAATGTAGATGTTCCAGGATGTTCAAATATAACAGGAAGTCCATTACACCTTTCAAGAAATTCTTGATTAAGATAAATGTCTTTGTCGCGCCACACATGCTCTTTAATGCCACTACGATATGATAATCCAGTCCCTGTAATTCTAATATCAAACATAGTTATATTGGCATAATGCTGCGGTGAGGTTAACTCACCAGCTGCCATTAACTTAGCAATACCTAATTCATCAGCGTGTAATTTCTTCAAACTAACAACTAAACCAGGATGCAATGGTTCTGGAGGATTATCTAGCGGCGCCCAAATATAAGAATTATGCTCACTATGTAACTTGGGTGGAGTAAATTTTTTATCTACTTCTTGGATAAATGTAGTATAATCAACCTCTCTAGTTGGATCTTCACCATTTCCTTCTATTGTGGATTTTCTACGGGAGAGTTCAAATAGTTCTCCAGAAGGGTAAAATCCAATCTCTTCAGAACACTCTCTAATAGCTGCTTCTGTTGAGGTTTCTCCATTCTCTCGTTTGCCGCCAGGTAGATCGTAATATCCAGGAAAATCTCCTGATTCAGAACGTTCAAGGAATAATGACTTCTTGTCAGGGGTAACAAATAAGATCCCGGCTGCATAGATGGTCTCCATCAGACGGGGTTTCTTTTACTCAATCCACCAGTACGAAGTTCTTCACGTTCTGTTGAATCTTGCTCACTCTCAGTTTCATCATCATCCTTCTTAGGAGGAATTTCACAATCCTTTCCTAAGATAGAATCAAGTTTTGCATCCAGCTTCTTAAGATGTTCAGGAGAGCATGGCATTTAGAACCTCAGATATCCTGATAGGAGTAAAATAACCAAGATAATAAGAAGAATACCAACAATGCCAATTCCTGTATGTCCGTACCCATAACCATATTGCCATCGTCCAATATATGGGCCTCCAACTCCTCCAAGAAGAACAATAATAAGTATGACGATGAGAACTATACCAAGTGGGCTCATTGGGCTTCAGTCGTCTGTTGAGCTGGTAAACGCTGTCTTGCACGCCTATTTTCAATTTCAGTAAGCAAATCTACCACTGCTTCTTCCATTGAATCAATCTTTGTTCCACCACTTTTACCCAGTGGACCCATCTTAAATGATGGCTTCTTTGCTCCTGGTGCGCCACCAGCTCCTTCTTCAACAGGAGGCTTATATTTAGCCAATTTTTCGTAATCAAGTATAAGCGGAGATGGAAAAAGTACCTTCAAATCGTTGAAATTGTCTGCTGCCCACTCGTAAATATCAGCTTTATTGTCATCATCAGAGACCGGAAGCAGAATTTCAAGCATAGAAAGTATGGCGCGCAACTTAACGTTGGCAACTTTAATCTTTTCTGAGTCAGGTTCAGTCAAAAGTGATGGCCAAATCGCAATAAAGTGATTTGACCATTCGGTAAAAGCCTGATTGTAGCTCTTTTTCTTGTATTCGTCAGGAAAATCGTTTTGAACTGTTTCGTAAAAATCAATATTCCAAGCTCTATGTTGCACTATTCTAGTGAAAAAATTGTATAAACCCTGCATAGATTCACGTAATTTATCAATATAACGTGCTATCGCTTTGGCATCTTCCTCACCTTCAGCAAAGGCAACCGCTAATGTTTCAGAATTTACTAATTTTGCTGGCATACCTGCTGCTGCTGCTATATTTTCAAGTATGTTTTTTCGTGCTGTGCGTGATGAGTTGTCTATATTCTGTAAATTTAATGATTCGACCTCTTCGTCAATACCGATATTCATTACAGAGCCGGTCATTGCCTCCTTAAGCATACCACGCTTAATGCCAGCAATGCGCTGCATAACGTCATTTATGATAGAACCAGGCGCTTTTAGCTTTGCAATAATTACACCAGCTTTTTTCGTCACTAAATCATCAGTAATCATCGACTGTAAGAATGATTTAAGTGGAAAAAGCGCGCGCTGATATACAGAGCGGCCAACATAACCCCAAGCTGAAGTAGTATAATCAAGATAAATTGGATCTTCATTCTGATAAATACTAGTTCTGTTAAAATGATAAGATTGCCCTTGTACAGAAATGGTTAAAGGCTTCAAAAATGTTGGAGAATTTGGATTTTGATTTAAAACTAAGCTTCCTGCTGTATTTAATGGATCAAAAACGTTGAAAGTAATTGGTTTATTGGCTAAACTTGCAAAATCTAATGGTTTTGTAGGATCTTCATTTGGAATCATTAACGCTACAGATGCAATTCCATAAATTCTTGCTAATCTTACCACATTTGCAATAATTCTATCAGCATCTATCTTTTGCCATTCATCTGTAAATGCTTTTCTAACGCGATCTTCTGGAGAACCAGGTATATTTATCTTTCTTCCTTGTGATTGCGCTAATTGTACTGGAACATCTACAAGTTTTGCACCATATGGATGATAAGAATAGATGAGTTTACATAGCTCATAGGACGCACTCGATCCCAGCTCTATGTTATCAGCCATCAAAATTTGCATCAAAGGGGTGCCTAGCGGCGAACCGCCAAACAATCCCCCTTGACTTTCTACGACAGCTTCTGCCATTTTCTTCTTGTGCTGAAAAAAGATACGCGGAGGAGGCTGTCAGTCCCCCTTGCCAGTTCACAGAGTGTTAATTCACCCCGCCGCGCACCATCCCAGTATTACTTACCGACGAGTGGGATCAACTTCCGGCGACCCACCTGGGCGCTGTGGCGGTCGACCACCAACTCCACCAGCCGGCGGGGTCGGACGACCAGGAGGAAGCGGTTGACCTGCCGTCGGAGGGCGAACGCCAGGACGACCAGGCGCCATCGGAGGTTGTGGATGTTCACCTTCGCCGCCTTCACCAGGAGGCTCGCCAGGTTCATTCGGAGGAAGCCCCTGATCAGGATGAACAGGAATTTCCAACACGACGTAACGATAACCGACGCCAGAAATCAAAACAAGAACGAGCGTCTTGCCGGCTGGGATAGTTGGCGGAAGTGGCGGCCAAATTGTGCCAGGAGGCGGATCAACCGGAGGAAGTTCAGGTTCACCAGGCTGCGGAGGCGCGATAGGATGCGTTGGATCGACAGGCCAAGCAGGAATATGGCCTTCATCCACACCGTAGTCTGGATCAACAGGACGCCCACCCCAACCACCAGGAGGACGATGACCAGGTCGCTCAGGAAATTCTGGACGTTCCCAAGAACCCGGAGGACGATTGCCTGGACGACCAGGACGACCAGGAAGTCCCTGATCAGGATAGCCGCCGCCACCAACACCCCAATCCGGGTCAACAGGACGACCAGGACGCGACGGGAGATGACCAGGACGGTCGCCTACGCCACCCCAACCCGGAAGATGACCAGGACGTTCGGGGCGCCCAGGAAGACCTTGGCCAGGTCTGCCACCTTCATCAATACCGTAGTCAGGATCCACCGGACGGCCCTCCCTATCGAGGAACTGAATATATGCAAAGGGCATTCATCTTCTCCATTTGGTTTCTGTTGTTAGTCTGGATCTTCAAACACATAGTGTCCCAGACAAAAGTGCAGGGTGGTATCTGATCGACGGGAGAGCCGAGACGCACTCAATTGTCGCTAGTTGGGAGGTCTTCACGACAATTTATTACCCTGCTGAAGCTTAAAACTGCCGACCTGTCCTAAAATGATGTTCTTCACTACTAGGCGGTTCGGACTTCTTTGGTGGTTCTGGTTTCTTTTCTGGCTCAGATTTCTTTGGTGGCTCAGATTTTTTATTCGCTTGCTCATTTTGATAATGAGTAGAATAAGAAATAGCTTTTCTGAGCGCAGGTTGTTGCGCCACAAATCGCTTCCTCTGCTCAAAGTTCATAGCTTCAGATCCTTTTTAAGCTGTTGCCAAAACTCTTCGCGTTTACCTTCAGCTCTGATCTTCTTAATTTCAATATCCCTAATTATTATATCAAAGTAACCATCTGGTGCAATAGAAGCAAGATCATCTATTAACCATAACGCACGATCATAATCATGATAGCCTAAAGCTATTATGTGTTCTTCCCATACTCTTTTAAGACGATCTATCACACTGGTCCTAAATCTTCAAGAACTGCCTGCCAAGCATATTTTGATGATCCTGGTGATTGAGGATGATCCATAGTATTACAAAATGGCAGAAGAACAGGACCATTAAAAGCAGTAACTGGATGAACTGAAATCACAATCTCCTTATCTCCACCATTTATAACTGTAACAAATTCAATAGGACTTGCACCAATATAAGGAACAGATAGTGGAGGATCAACACCACCAGTAAATCCTGGTGATTCAGCTTTACCCGTATATTGATTAGGACCAGAAAACATTAAAAAATTATCATTAGGCGGACAATTCCCCATAGCTGTACTTTTATTGCATCTAGCATCAATTATGACTTCTCCATTACTCCCAACAATAATCTGCCCGCTCAAATTTTGATATGCTAAACCAAATCTATTTATCCAAGCATTAGAAAAAATTGGCGTTCCAGGAGGTAAACCAGTAAATTTAATTTTACCTTTAGCTTGTGTATTGATATCTTTATATGTATCATTAAAATAATTTGTTGGGACAGGTATAACCAAACCAAGTGCTTTAAAATAAATAGGTATTTCAAGAGTAGACATTCTTGGTATAGGAGATCCGCCTGGATAAGAAGGTGGTCTTTCTGGTTGAGAAGGAGGTGACAAAATACCCCCAGACAAACTAAGTCTAATTAGACGATTTCCAGAATCAAGAGTTGCTGGAAATCTAAATACCTCAGTATCTACATCAACAGGTGCATTTAAAATACCATTTAATACAACAGAAGCTATAAGTTCAACAGACATTTTATTCTCCTACCACAAATCCGGATCACCTAGTGCGCTACAAACACCATAACAGAACGCATCTACTAAGTCATCTTCTTGATCTGGTACGCCAACATTGAAAGTATGAACCTGCTTAATCAAATGATTCGCGTGACGTTGTTTAAAATCAACAGTCTTACGATAGGCAAGTTCTGAATATTTTACTTTGCCAACGGAAACGTAGCCACTAGCGTTAAGAGCACGCGGCTGTTTGCCAAGTTGTACCAACTTAGCGTCAATACCAGTTGCCAAAAGGTTGCGTCGATTACATTGTTGCAAAAGGACAATGCCAGAGCCCTTTTCTTCAATTAATGTACCGATTGACCCTCGCCGCGGGTGACACTCTCTAGCAAATTCTTCAAGTCTCAAATAAACATTTGGAATCCAATCTATCAATAAATCAGAAGGAACCTGCAATATATCATAATCTAAAATTGTTAAAGGACGATCTTGAATGTATTGATTTAATGCCCAATATATTACGGCTGTTGCGTCATGTTTTGCATCAGCTTTAATGCCAGTATCAATAGTGGCAAAGACGCAATCACACCACTCAGGAAAGTTGACAGGAGATCCGTCAACAAGTAAGTCCTTTTCGAGGAAAAACGTACCACCAGGCGGCTGCGGATTTTGTTGATAGAGAGACTCAAAATCTCGAATCCCAACGATTGTGCGTTTTCGTTCAAGAGCAGCAGCATCTTCCCAAGATGGCCAGAGCGCCTCACCTACGCCGCGCCCCAAAGGATCATCTGCCACTGCAAAAGCCGGAAGGCATATAACTGTCCATTGATCTCCACCCTTCTCCATTTCATGGAGAAGCATTCCACCTAAATCTTCCAAATGCCATCTTGTTTGAATCAAAATAATTCTAGCATCAGGTTTAAGTCTTGTAACCAAATCACTTTTGTACCATTCATACGTTTTCGCCCTAACGGTTTCTGACTCAGCATCTTCTCGTGATTTAACAGGATCATCAATGATTGCGAGATCAGCTCTTCGTCCTGTAATAGCCCCACCGACGCCCGCCGCAAAGTACTCACCGCCGTTCGTAGTTTCCCATCTTGAAGCGGCCCTATTTGATTCATCTAAAGAATATCCTAAAGTGGATGCTTTCAATAATATCTTGTTGCGCACCCTGCGGCCAAAACGTTCCGCAAGTTCACCTGTATGTGAGCAACCTATCACGCTTGAGCGTGGAAATTGTTTAAACCAAAATGGAGGAAGTAGTTCGCTGGTATAAGTAGATTTGGCGCTCCCAGGAGGAGCAAATATCATCAAACGATCTATTTCGCCAGATACTACTTTTTCTAACGCTTTGATAATAAGTCTATGGTGCGCTGCTGGTTTGAAACCAAAATCACCAACACACTCTGAACACCACGCCAATAAATTAGTTTGACATTTACGGCGCCAAGCAGCAGTCCTAAGCTTAAAAACCTGAGCACGACGGATACGATCGAACTGGGATGGATGCTGCGGTGGCTCAAATCCCATGCTCATTTAATATAACTTTTCACGTACCTTTGCGAACTTTCCACCCATACCATTGGCACGTAATATTAAACTAACTGTCCCTTGAGAAATTCCAACTTCAGCCGAAATCTCACCCTGCGTCATTTTCTGAGAGCGCAGTTCTTTAATTCGATGGACCATACGTTGGTCAACTTTTAAAGGTGATCCTCTTCGATCTCTCATAATTAGCCAACTGTACCAACTTTGTGACGGTTTCCCATCCCAATTAAAAAGTCAAAATACACCAAATGATAAATGGAAAATTTCCTCCTTCTATGATCCCTGGACCCCTCTGGGCTGGGGGCACGTTAAAAAAGGGGTCCAGGTTATTAAAATCTCAGCTAGAGGGGGATCATTGCTGAGATAGCGGCCTTGTGTTCTCACCAGCTCGGTTGCAGGAAATCACACTGGCGAGCCTTCAATGATCCGCTTAAATTACGGCGAAACTAAGGCGCGCAAGGGTAAAACTACGTGGACGATACATTAAATTTTGTTAATGTTTACAATGTAAGCGTAGACTTCATCTCTCAGTTGTGCTATAGTGTACGAAAGGGAACACAGAGGGCTGGAGCATCAAGTGCAAGATCTCTTCGATCAGCAATCAGTAAATGATTTCCATTGGATTGTAGCAGTCTTCGCCAATACTGGTGCCGTAGATGTCATTAGAAAAGCTAATGAAGTTCCTCTCAAAACATTTTATCCAATACGTTTTAATGGACGTGGAGAGCCAATACCTATGTGGCGCCACTATTTATTCATCGAATTTCGCCAATTTATAACAGCTGAGATTTGTCGTAGTACAAAGAAGTTCATAAAAGTTTTGAGTATGAGAGATAAATTTGGCATAGAATATCCAGTAATGGTACGCAAGAATGCCATTGATGAACATATGAGATTATTGTTATCTGGTAAATTTAATGAAAAATTACGTATGAGAAGATTTTATGGTAAGGGTTCATTTGTTAGAGTAATTGAAGGAACATTTATTGATAAACGTGTAAGATTGGATATGGACATTACACCAGATATGCCAGGTACTAAGAAAGTTTTGGTAGACATTAATGGGTTCAAAGGTTCAATAGAACTATGGAAGTTAAGCTTATGAACGATGATGAAGACGAACATTATAACGATTATGATGAAGGATACTTTCCTCCATCTAAATATCCTTGGAGGGAATTATTTACGTTTATATTATTTCTATCAATTTTCCTAGCAGGACTATGGTGGTTAATATGGAAGATATATGAATGGGTCTAAGAGTAAAAATCATGTCAATGGCTGGAGAGCATAGAAAATGGACGCTGCTATCATAGAAAATTTGGTACAAGAAACTGTGTTTACAATATCTCCTCACAAACTAAAGATCGCAACAGATGAAGCACTAAGAGTAATGATTAATAGCGGTGTATTCTATCCACGAGAAATAGCTGAAAACATCGCCTACGCTGTACTCAGAATCGTACACCAGAATGGAGGTTTCATTGACTAAAGATGAAGACTTCCCTCGAATGAGCGAACCATATGTCATAGCGTGTCTGCGAATATATGGCGCTGCACCAACAGAATCACTAGTGGGATGGTGCGGTAGATGCGGACATGATATATGGATCGCTAAAAGCACTCCTCAGATCAAAAACGCAAAATACATATGTCTCAATTGTGTTAACTGGAGTGAGGTTGATGATATTGAAGCGCCAACTCCAGAACAAATTGAAGATGTACTGAGACATAGGAAGAGACAATGAAACTAGAAAATATTACTAGTGAAGGTGATTTGCGCAATTGGCTCACAGATCAGATCTTCGAGTGCGAAGGCCGATTAGGATTGGAATGGATAGAACCTGCCAAGTTCGGTTCCACTATTGGCGCACCAGACTGTAAAATCAAATATGGTATTAGCTCCATAGGTCTTGAGCTAAAATATTTAATCAGTACAAAGAAAGGCATAAAATGGGCGGTAAGACCTGCCCAACGACGCTATCATCACATGCTTGCTTTTCATGGTGGTCGTAGTGCGCTTATGGCTTTCATTGCCGCCAAACAAGAATTGTATTTAGTGCGAGGTGACCATATTCCATTGAGAGATTATGCTTCTGATCCTCAATCTGGATGCGCCAATAGATTAGTTAAAATGACACACTTAGACTTTATGAGTATTGATAGAGATCGCCAAGCTATGTTCGCTCTTGAAGATAATTTGTTTCAAGACGAGTTTTGGGAGAAGAGCAATGGTTAAGATGGTACCGCCACAATACAAAAAGGGAGGATTACATGGGCCACCTAATGATAGAATATTTCATCACTTTGTTGGTCAAGCAGTACAAAAAATCAAAGGCTACAAATATCCAGGTATCATCTTAGTTGCATTCAAAACATTAGATGGAAAGGCACGCTATGTCGTTGAAGCTGATCATCCTGATTTTCGCGGTATGCTTCATATTTTCTCTGATGCGGACATTGAGGAACGGTAATGAAATGTGAAAACTGCCATGGCAAAGGAAATATTTGGTCACAATTAACTCAAGAATATCTACTTTGCATGGAGTGTAATGGTAGTGGCATAACATCATGTTGTGAAGGAAATCCAAATATGACTGAGCAGCGCCCAATGTATGAGTGTGACGTTGAACTTTATACATGTCCATACTGTAAAGAAGATGTGGTAGTATATGTCGAACTAGATGGCACAGGAATCATTTCACACGAGAGCTATGATCTCATTGCCAATTGGGTGTATCATTCCAAATGTTGGGATGAACAGATGCGTAAATTTCCACCTGGAGGAACCAATGTCGAATGATCCACTAAAAGAACTCCAAGAATATAATGCGCGGCGTGATGCTTTATTCCGCAACCCAACTACAGAAGGTGCTGTGGCGCTCCTAAAGGAAACGGGCGTTACTCAATTTGACAGAGAAGATGTGCCATTGGCCACAGTCCACAAAGCAAGATTGCAATGGCTTGGCGCCACAAACGAAATGATAACAGAGAGCATTGTGTGGCTAAAAGAACATGGCTATCTAACTACTTTTAAAGGAGCGCCACCACTCACACCTGAACAACGTGACGCAGATCGCGTGTCAATAGGAAAGAAACCATTGGGAGAAGAATGATGGAAGTATCAGAAATGTCTGATGATGAACTCATGAGATATGCCGCACAATATAATTTAGAATTACGTCGTGGCAGAGAATTATTGAAGGAAGGTGACGATATCATCAAAGCGAACATTAACCTATATGTGGCATGCCAAAATGAATTAATGTCTCGAATGACCAATCGTATTGAACAAGAAACAAACAAGTTGGGAGAAGAATGATGGGAGAAGCCAAACGAAGAGGAATAATAGTCAATACTACCAGGCTAAGTTATATTTGTGATTGTCTAAATTGTGGAGTAGAAATTGACGCTGCTACAAGCGTTGGCCATAAACATTTACCAAAACCAGGAGCCATTGCCATTTGTATAGTGTGTAGTCATATTATGGCTTATGATAAAAATCTACACTTGCGAGAACTTACAGATGATGAAATTCTAGCCATTGCGGGTAGACCAGAAATCATCTTCCTCATCAACGGCCTAGGTGGCGCCAAAGCAAAATGGGAGAGTGAACATGGTAAAGGAACGTGGGGTCAAAAAGCCAGGGAGAGGCTCGCGCAAGTTCGAGCATCCAGGGCTCAGATTCAATAAACTCAAAGGAGAGTTGAATAAAAATGAATATGAGTGCGCTGCATGTCACGAAGTGTTCATTGCTGCGATAAGTGATGAACAAGCCATAGCAGAAGCAGCGGAGAATTTCCCAACAGTACCGATTGAGGAAACTTCAATCGTGTGCGAGGACTGCTTTCAAAAGATGATGGCAGACGTAGCTGCGCACCCATGGGCATACCCACCACTCCCACCGGAGAAAAAGTGATGCGGATCGACATATTATGGATCATAGCTGTCATGTTTATGGTGGCCTATGGTGGCCAAATCATCATCAATCTACTGGGGTTAAAATAATGGTCAATTATGATAAGTTCAAACGTCCAGGCAGCGGAGTAGCGCCAAAGCCGCTTGATAAGACTGAGCTTGAGATCGTAAGAGCAGACATGAAGTATCTCATTGAGAAAGAAAAAGAGAATGGTGATTGGGCCAAATGGTTAGAATCACAAAAACCATTTGGAGCATATACAATCCCACTCAACTTCGTTGAAGTTGATCTAAGTATACAGGTCACGATCCTCGATGCTCATGGCAATCCGGTAGTTGTGGCTGGCCCAACTCCCATCTTCCAAGCCATATCAGAAGAAATTCAACGCCGTGCCCATATCAATCATGACCCCAATCTTGACCCAATGGCTCCTCTTCTAAGGCCAGGCAGCATCACCGCAGAAATATTCACATTCTATGTTGGTCGCGCCCCAGAGAATGATGATCTTCTTCGGTGTAATTGTGAACTAGCAGGACAGTGGGGCCATATTGGATGTGGTTGGTGCAATCTGTGCGTGAAGCCAAAATTCATGTGCCATGGCCATCCGCGAATGCCACGACCTGGAGATGCTCTATGGTAGATGATGCGCAACATGATGACCATATTTGGGTGACCGTGAGAGGTGAATCTTGGGCTATAGCTGAGATCTACAAAAGTTGGATATGGTTATGGAGAGGTTATTGGCCAAACATGGAAGTTGCGCTCCTAGATACAAATGGCATTGACTGGGTTGGATATTGTGATAGGGCTGTCTTTATGATGTATGGTGATACTATTGTGTGGTAATTTTACTGGTGAAGGTTGTAGAATTATGGTTCGTGGATTTTTGACGCTAGTGCAGAGACGGTGGCCACCAAGTGGTGGGCGCAAACAGGTGAATTTCTGATTCTCCGAAAGCGTCTCCGACGCTTCTGGCTATCCCTAGATCGTCTAGGAAGCTCTAGGAGCTGGGGCTTTTTCTAGGGGCACGGACATAGCGGGCAACGACCGAGGGCTGATGGACGGCCTTCCTAATGCGTTTAAACGCATATCGCCAAGGTTAGGCGACAATCGTCGCCGAGGGCGACTGGCCCTATTTATTAGATGCCCATAGATGTTTTTTAGGGGCAAAACCATTAAAATAATTCTAGACTTTCCTACGCGGTAGGAGTAGCTTGTTTCTTGTCGGACGGCGATGTCGCCCTCCGCTAAAACGCCCCGAGCGGGCAGGAGAGAAAAATGGGTAAGGTATCGTTAGACGAGCGCATTGCGCTCGCCGTGTCCCAGGCGCTTGCGCTTAAGACACGCAAGGCTCGCGATCCGGTCGTTCCGGTGGACGAGAGCGAGTGGGACCGCGTTGCGCGTGTCCTGCGTATGCAGAAGGGCATGCGTGGTATGCTCTTGCGGCATATCGTGCGCAAGGGTCCGGGCGTGTACACGTTCGAGGGCATACATGCGGTGGAGGGTCTCGAGTGGATCTCGGCGCCTAATGTCGCTGCGTGCCTAACGCATATCGCCTGGAAGATGCAGGGCGGTTCGGGGTCGGGCACGGTCGCCCCGTGTGGGTACACCCTCGCCGTCGATGGGACGGGTGTTAACGTGCGGGCAATGCTCGCCCGCGTTAAGCCCGCGAAAAAGCCGGTGGCTCGCAAGGCGAAGGCTTTGCCCGCTCCGGTGGCGAAGAACACAGACGCCGCGTAAAAACTGGGGAGGCGCAAGCCTCCCCTCTTTTCCCCTCGTTTCTCACTAGTCAGGAGTCATCAAAATGGCACACATCTACTCGGGAGTTAACTCCCAGCATCGCGACCCCATCGATCACCTCGAAGATGGGTGGGTGGTCTACGTCAGCGACGACCAGGTCCAGATCCTCATCATTATCGTGGAGGTGGAGTGATGGCCAAACTCCAGCGCTTATGGCGGCGCATCATGGGTCAAAGACCATACTTCTAAGATGGGGTGGCGCAAGCCACCCTTTTTTATCAACGTGGTGATAGATGATATTTGGCTTTTGATGCGCACCAATTTGCGTGTCACCATGCCATATGTCATTTATCATTTCACCAATGGTGAGAGATAATTTTTGACTGATGATATATGATATGGATGATATTTGGCGTGATATGTTCTCGGTTTGTTCTCAGCTGTCATATGTGTTCTTGATCTGTTCTTTATGATTATCATTTGTGGTGACTTCTGATTTTCCGCTTTTGGCTTTGGTTGCGCACCAAGCATTATGATGTTATCATTGTCTACTTTGTTCTAAAATAAAGCAGACATAAAAAGCATAACGATATCAATGACTTAGGTGCATCAGTCTACTTTGTCCGCTTTGTATGCTTATCATACCGTCCTACATGTATGATTTAAAATACAGCTATACCAGGTCAGCAAAGATTTATCATTTGGTGGAGCACTTTCCCCAAGCATTTCAGTTGGTTATGCCTGAAACTTAATCTAAAACATTAAGCAGACAATTTACAGATCTAGAATAGATTATGCGATGACATGATGTTTCTTTCAGTAAAAGTAGGATATTCCCACACATCATTATCATCACCCCAATTAAATTTTGATTTAAGTCTAAAATCCATTAGCGCGCGACAAATACTCAATTTCGGAATTGTATAAACATTCAGCCGTTCTTTTCCGGCATTGTATTTATCAGTATGTTTTATCATACTAACAATTTTACCATTTGGATAAGTTTGTACTCTACCATTATCAAGCTTTGGTATGAGCGCAGCAAATTGCATTCCAAACGATCGTGGATCACATCTATGTTTATCATTTATCCTCTTTTGAGCATCAACAAAATCTTGATATAATTTTTCTTTCACTACCATATATCCATTATCATTTTGATTAACAAATGGCAATTGGCCACTCACCAATAGATTAAACCACCAACGCTCTACACCTGTCATAGTTTCAGTTTTCTGTTCAATTTGCGCCTCAGTTACCAATGCTGTTCTGAGATTAACATCAATTTTCCAATTCATCAATTCATACATGAATGCTTCCAATCCACCATGCTCCAATAGTTCTTCATCAAGAGCATCGAAATATGATTTAACATCCTTCTGAGCGCTGCTAACATTCAATACAAAAAATCTTCTTTCATCATATGATGCTGGAACTAGCCAATCAGCATTGCCAATTATGATTGAGCGAATATAGCTCTTCACACTACGACCTGGTAAGTTCTTTGGATTGATAAATAATGTATCGCCAGTTATGATATGTTTCAATGTGCTCTCGTGAGCCTTATCGCCTGCCCATATTGCTTCTTCCAAACATAACAATATTATCTTTTCCAAATGATCATTATGAGGGCCAAATATGGAATTTTTACTATCAATTGGCAAATAAATCTTTTGTTTTCGCTCTTCTGGGTAGCCATTCATCAATCGTCCAAGTGTGAGAGCCAAATATGATTTTCCTATCCCTTTGATACCTTTCAATACCAATGCTGTTCCAAGTTTATTCCATGGCTCTTGGAATATCTGAGCGCACCAACACATTAGCCAATGATAATGCTCTTCATTACCACTGCATATAATATTTCTGATATAATCCAAGAACAAATGGCAATCGCCTTGTTTTGGCTCCATAGCAAATCCACGCCATGTATTATATGCTCCACTGCGCATTGTTTTAGAATCAAATTTATATTTGGGATCGAATATGATTCCTTTCTCATATGTGCGCCTCAATGGCCAATCCAACCATAATTGTGATGCTGGAACTGCTTTTGGAGGTCCATCTTCTTGAGTTACATTGATTTTAATATGTCTTAATGAACTGATAAAATCTTTCTCAGTACGCAACTGCATTTCATCTTCTAATCGCTCATCAATAATCATAAATTTGCCCACTATAGATGTAATGGCTGATATGCTATCCACCCATTCGTTTGAATCTCTTGTAGATTTGATTTCTGGGCGCTCAGAACGTTTCTGTTGTGCGCCAAAGAGTGGATTATTTCTGAGCTGATTGAGACGGATGATGTTATCATCTTCTTCAGACATGGCATTTCCCCAGAACTATTCTTCTTCGCTGATATGTACTACTCTCAGCGCATCATATATTTTCTTGAATTCTCTATTGGCCATACTTATATTCTCAAATTCTATTGGCCTAAATGATTCACTATTATCTGTGTCCCACAATTTTATGACATTATCTTTTATAGTGACACAACGTATATGATCCATATTGGTGATGATAGATCCTGATTTAATCCACATATTAACCTCCCATTACGCTGCAAATAAATCACGTCCCATTATTTTAAGTTTACGATTTCTTTTTCTGAAATCACGTTTCCTACAAACATCACAACAAAATCTCTGATTTTTTATTACCTTTATGAATTCTTTATTGCATTCGTGACAATTGATAACTAGCTTTTTTAGTTCTGTATCAATATCCATCTTTCTCTCCTGCTACCGGGATCGTAAGCATAGAACGAGACGAGTCTCTCAGCAAGCCCTAAAAATCAGAAATCGTAGATCATATTTCTGTTTTTCAGATATCGCCTTAATTTCGACACAATTGGAGAGTTATCATGCAAGCATGATAAATGAACACCCAGAAACTGCTAGACAAAGAGCAGCGCGTATCTGGCGCAATCATCAAATTCAACAAATGGGTATTCAACAGCCAGAGCCAACTATACCTGAAGTGACATTGAATGAGATTGAGGCGCGATTCAGAAAAGAAATGAGAGATGCGCTCCAACAACACAATAAGAACAAATCATTACTCCAATATTTGATATTGAAACTACGTCAGAGGAAGAGTAAAGATGACAAGTAATGCGTATCATCCTGATGATCAACCAGCCATGTTGGCTGAAGATTGGGAGCGTATGAAATTTGAGCAGCGCCAACAAGCTGAACAAGAACGTATCAGAAAAGCTCAACAAGATGAGATCAATCGTGAACTCCATAAAGAACAAATCAAAATAAAGGACAAAATCAATTATACTGAAGAATTGGCACAAGAGATATGTGAACGTATTGCTGCTGGTGAGTTGCTCATTAATATTTGCAAAGATGAGCACATGCCCACTGTGCGCCGCTGTAATGTGTGGCTGAAGCAAAATGACGACTTCAGTATTCTATATAAAGACTCAATCAATGATCGCTTATCCATATTTGAAGAGCAGGTGATCAGCATCGCTGATGATGCAGCGCATGATTTTAGAGAAATAGTGAAGAATGGAAAGACCATCAAAACGCAAGATGCTGAGGTGATTGCCAGAGCCAAGTTGCGCGTCGAAGTGAGATTCAGGCATCTCAAAGCTGGTAGGCCTGGCAAATGGGGCGATACTTCAACTCTCATCACTAAGAGTGAGGATGAGGCTGCCATTGACAATATGACCACAGAAGAAATGGAAAAGAAGATTGCTGATCTGGAAGAAAAAGACAATATCATCAAAGTGGTATGATTGATGATAAATGATGTTGTAACTTAGCACGTAATTCCTGCCCTCGATCCGAGGCGCTAGATTGAGTGGCTAATCAGCTATATCTTGTCCACATTTCTTCAAAATCTTCTCTGAACCAGCATCGCTGAACTGGGCCACGTTGGTGCCTATATGGACGGCTTCTGATTTGGAATTCCACTAGTATGTTACCCAATACTCGTTTTGTGACTTTGTGCTCAGTATAATCAACCTCGAAATCACCGTCCTTATCTTCACGTAATGTTTCGCAAAGATAATCTGTGGTGATGATCTTGGCCTTTGTTTTTGTGAACACTTTCTGTGTATCACGCAACACTGACTCTCTTATATCAAGAGTAGCACTCTCATTCATATACGTGAGAGCCATACTTCTGACTAAATGGCCTCTACCAAAATAGTCAGCAATGGCAATTAGAGGGCGCCACTTGTCTGCATTACGTCCAACCATCGAAAGAGGCATTTTCGGATCTGGATCCAAATTTTGACCCGAATGTTCGGCCCATCTATGCAATTGAGATGCATAGTAATGTTCTCTTGGGCTGAACCTCTCAAGAGGTTTAGATGAGCGATGCAACCTGATTACAACTGATCTACTCATTAGAGTTGCTGGCACTTTACCGATACCAGCAAGTGCAACTGGGCCATAAACTGGCCAATTGACTACAGTCTTATCTGGTTGTACGCGCGATACACTTCCACCGAAACTATGCCCGTCATTAAGAATGGATCTCATTCTCTTAACGATTGACATATTGTCCACTTCGTCAATCAACAATGAGTGTTTGTTGGCTAGACGAAGCAGAGATGCTTCAGATGGATCTATCACTCTTTTGGATTCCCACGCCATTGCACCAAGAATATTCAGAACTGTGCTCTTTCCACAATTCGGAACAGGACTGAGGATAGTCAATCTTGGTGACTTATCGTATTGCATGAAGACGTGAGTATGTAGCGCCCATAGAGCTGCGCCCCACATATAGTGTGGTTTAGCATCCATATAAGTGTCGAAGACCTTTACCACTTGATCAAGTGGATTTGGCGCTATGGTAGTTTTCTTTGTCAGACTCACAACGGTTCTCCTAATAGGCCGAAATTACGTGCAAAGTTACACGTATGGCTTGGCAGTATTGCCTAAAAGGTGAGCCGTCCATAGGCGATTTACGATGTCAAACAGCACATTGGTCTAGCCCTATTATAGCACGTTTTCTAATGTGAAGCAAACCCACATTAAATAGTGGCGCATCAAGTCATCTATCACCATTATCAATAGCTGATGATATTTGACAATTGAACATGGCAAATCTGTGTATGAATTCTGAACCGCCAAAGTGCGGCAAAAATAGGGCTTGCCTTCCTTCGCGATTTCGGCTAGACTACCCTCTAGCCCGCTATAGGCGCGGGCGAAGACGATCTGATCTGACTTCTACTGCGGTTACACTTGACATTCCGCCGAAAGCGGTCTCTGCGGTTTTTGACAGATCCTACGACCCGCTGTTTGACATTCGAGGATTGCTTTATGCCGGCTGGGCTCGTCCGTGTTCGGGGCTGATTACGCATGTCTGAAGACATGCGGAGAATCAACAGGAGCGGTAAAAGGATCACTCGTAGAATAGCGCAAGTATCACGGGGTTGCGAAGAACAACGCTCTGATACGAAAGGCAAGCGCATGACAAGTTGCCTGAGGATGTTTGACCAGCCTTAGATGCAGGAAAACAGATTTGACGAACTCATGTAACACCCTGTTGAGTCCAAAAAGGCAAGAGACAGTGTTTTGAGGGTGCAAACTGGACGGGAAAAGAAACCGTACGTGGCGAGCAAGGGAACATCCGAAACCCAGACATTGTGCGATAGTGTCTGGTGACCCAAAAAATCAAAGACAGCAATACAGAGCACAGCGGGATGAAATAATCCTGCTGTGTTCAATAGTGCTGTCAGCACTAGAAAGGAGAAATCAAAATGTCTTATAGAAGTAAAAAGATTCAAAAAGAAAAGCATGAATCTTATTCTGCATCATTGCGACAAATAGTTCTCTCAACAACAAGAGAACGTCTACCACAACAAGACGGATATGTTGTGGCTCAAACGCCAAGAAAGAAGCGTTCTAAGTGGCGTATCGTAATTGATCCTGAAAATAGCAAGAAAACGCGAAAAGTTTCAGGATTCAGAATTAAAACATCAATTAAAGATCCAACTGTCAATCGTTATAGAGAAAACGATCAGAATTTAGGATATATCAACAAGAAGAAGTATTATGGGAGGTTTACGACTAATCCAAAGACCAAAGGGCGCGTCTTAGCTGTTATTCAGCAACCAGCGCAAGCAGCGTCTCAAGAGTCAGAATATATGCAGATCGAAGGAATAGTCATCGAAGGCGAGTATACTGAGGAGTAAGTACAATGCGTGTCAAACACTTCGTGCATTCTAATCAACCAGAACAGAAGCGCACCAGAATAGAGATTGAACTGCGAATGATGAATAATCGCAGAAAGAAAAGAGGACCAATAACACTAAAGCAACTAAACTTCATAAACAAACAACCACAGGAGAAGTAAAATGGCCGTATATGCGTTTGGACACCCAGGACAATGGTGGGCTGATGTAATGGGTAAAAGATACCCTTGCGTTGGCGCAATGCGAATAAAGAATGACCACTACCAACAAGCGTATTCTCTTAATAAAGAGAAGTCGTGGAACCTCATAGAGGAAATTGAGGAGCTTCAAAAGGTTATAGTCAGAGAGGAAATACTGCAAGCTAATGGCATCTATAAAGTGATAGGATATGTTGGCTTATTTCATGTACTCAATTTTATAGTAACAATTACTGATACCCACAAGATCGTTGATTTCGATCTTGGTCCGAAAATTGTTACGATCAAAAACCGCTAACCACAGGAGAGTAAAATGGCAAACATAAGCATACCGGTGGAACTTATCGACAGCTTCAACTACTTCCTCAATAAGGGAGCTGGCGATCACAAAGCGAAGCCAATGATAGACGAACTTGGAATGACTAAGATAAGAAAGATAATGAAATTAAGAACGTTCTTCAATAAGAACGAGCAATATGGATACAGAATTGTTGCTCATGGTCCAGACGATAAAGAAGAAACTGGAGATGATAGCTATTACGAATTCATATTTCCGTAAATAGATCGAAACAGCCAGTGCGATTGGCTGTCCTAGCGTTTGGCGCTAGCTGATGAGATCAGTAACAGGAGAAGTAAAATGAAGATAAATCTTAACATACATATCATGTCGTGGATGTGTCGCGAACATGACATCATCGATCCAGATCTTATCCAACTAAAGAACAATCACGAACAAATGATTGTGGATATTTCAGAAAGGATATCAATAAGATTTGATTATCCTCTTTCACATTCTGTATTGCTCCAATTTGGTGGCAAGAAGCCGTGGAGATTATCAGATCTAATTGATGTTGTCTGCGCCGGATATGTGAAGATATATGACGAGGAAGATGAAACCAGAACGCTTCCAGCTAGTGCTCCGTTGGATTCGATTCTGGTCAATCGTCCTAAAACTGACGGCAAGCACGGCATCTGGGGACACATCCTAAATGACTTGTATATTGAAGGAATATACAAAGGATCAGACGGTGTTTGGTTGCTACAAATGGGATCATAAGACCGAAAGGGTGGCGCCACAAGCGCCATTCTCCTAGCGTTAGGCGCTAGCTGACGAGGTCAGTAACAGGAGAACTAAAATGGTAAAAGCAGTATATTGGTATGGACCAGATAAAACTGGTCACGACGACTTTGGTATGCCATACGGCGATTTTATGTTTGATGGCAAAACAAAGATGGGACCTTGGGCCTGCATGAGTAGCTATAGCTGGGAGAAACACGGCTGTGGCAAACTCGGAACTGGCTTTGGCCAGAAGTACAAGAGACAGGCTGATGGCCGTTGGCTTAAGGTGGAGGGTTAAATGGCGCGCATCAGTGTAAGACGTGGATCTGAAGGTCCAGAACACGATCCGTATTCATATACGGAGATCACGTTCTACTTCACAGATTCTGAGCGATCAAAAGTCGTTTATCATAGAGGATTAGGTGAGTGGCTTAAATATGGTGGTCGAACATACGACGCTAGTGACAGTTGGTTACCATCGTCAATTGACTATCTATTTAAGCACATAACTGGACTCTCAGTTCGTAGAGCCGAAGAGATTCCAGAGATGCTGTTTGAGCGTTCCATGCGTAAATACACTAAAGCTGAGCGCTGGGCCATCATGGAATGCATCGAAGCCGATGAGGCCATGCTCAGAAACTGCTATTGAAATAATTGAACTTTGGAGCGCAGCAATGCGCTCCGCTTTTAGGCAATTTTGCCAGACTGAGGAGAATAAAATGAGGTACGTTGTTATCAATAGAGCATGTGATGGAACACATATTTCGTCACATGCTACGTTTGAGAAAGCACAAAAGCGTGTGGAAGAAATGGTTGGCAGAAGAGAAGGGCCATTCAAACTTAATCAACCCTATTGTTCTGATTGGGGTAACGTTCTCACAATCGAGGAGCGCCCAGGCAATTGGACTGCGAATACTGAGCGGCGCGTTTCCGAGGCTTTTGATGCTAACGAATGTGGTTTTGCAACAAAGGCTCAAATTAAATTGTTGCATGAAAAGGGTTGGCTGACAGGAGAGTAAATGACAGAAAATCAAGAGTTTAGTATTTGGATGTCAAGGGTAGAATTTTACCTTGAATCTATGGTAAAGAAGTCGTTGACACTATTGAAGTCATATGACTATCGCGATGACTTCAATAAAGGTTTTCTACCAGAAGAAACAGCAACTCGTGTAATTCAAAGGAGCAGAAAATGGCAAAGAAAGACCCGTGGATAATATGCCCTGTCTGTGAAGGAGAGGGAAAGACAGTCAATCCAAATATTGACGCGAATGGATTGACTGCGGAAGACTTCAATGAAGACCCAGACTTCAGAGAAGACTATATGAGCGGCGTATATGACATTACGTGCGCTGCATGTGGAGGTCAACGCGTCATCAAGAAGCAACGCATGAAAGAGCTGGCGCGAAATGCCGAAAGTCGCCGTCTGGCTGCTCGTGAAGATGGCGATTATGAAGGCTATTGCGGCGCTGGTGATTGGAGATATGGATAATGCATATCCTCCTTACCATAATTGTTATCATTGTACTAGTGGTTGTTTTTAGCAACCTAAATCAACAAGGAGTGATAACAGCTTGGAAAGGTCCAAATAACAATCTTGGTTGTATACCATTATTGTTAGTCTTTATATTTACCATTTGGGCCTTATGCCAATTGCCTGTAATACATTGAACTTAATGGCAGGTGCGATCTGCCATCTTTTAGGCAATTTTGCCAAACTAGGAGAATAAAATGGATAATCCTACAGTAGTGGTAGAAATAGAAGTGGATGCCGTACAAGAGGCCATCCAAACAATCCGAAAGATCAATAGCAAGATTGCTTGGGTGCTGGAAAATAATCCGCCATACAAGCAGAAGGAGCTTGATGATCTGAAGTATCGCAACGCCAATCTTACACTGGTTGAGTTGCGCCTCACTAAAGCTCTGAGCGATAGGGCTTTGGCCAATCAAGCCAAGGGCAATGTCGTTAAGATGGGAGGCAAGAAATGAGAAAGGCTCTATTGGCAGAATATAAAGTCAAGCCAAATGGCACAAAACTCCTTGACGATTTCAGAGGAGACAGAATTTATGGTAATTGTTATATTATCATAAAGGCTGGCGTAGAAATCTACGAGGTTATTACCTCAACGTTGGGTGATTGGTGTAACTGCCCAGCCGGACAACATGAGAAGAAATGCAAGCATCTATCTATGGTGTATGATTTCAAAGAGAAGGAAGAAAAGGTCATATGAAATACAATGCGACGTGTACGCTTCAAGCAGTACATATCAAAACTGGCAAAGTGATAGATATTTGTCAGTTTGATTCTTCTCCTCTTGAGATAGAAGCATCTTCACAAGAAGACGCAGACGAAAAATGGTCCAGACGCTGCCTCATCGAGGCAATGTGCTCTGGTTCTGATATAGCCAGAAAAGAATACAAGCAAGGGAAATGGAAATGAATAAACAAGACAAAGCCAGGTATCCTTTTATACGTGCCTGGGGCTACCAACTTGGTTCTTTTCAATATTATATCGAGAGTGAAATTGAAAGAGCCATTCGAGAAAATGCTCCTGAGCGTGCCATTTATAAAAGTGGTGCAGGAGGGTGGCGAACTATAGATGACTGCAAGGATGAAGCAGTCAAACAACAGTGTATTGATTGGGTAGAAGCACATAAGAACGATCAATACGTTTCTGACGAATAAGACCGAAACTGGCCGCAGTGATGCGCCCAGTCGTTGCGTAATGCGCAGCCTGACGATGGTCAGTAACCCAAGGAGATGTAAATGGGCGATCCAGAAGAGCATAAAGACGAAGAGTTGACTGTAAAATCTGATGCTCCAAAGGAAGAAGGGCCAAAAACAGATCCAGAAGAGAAAGAGGCGGATCCAATTCGCCCAGGAGAAGGCGGACAACCTGAAGTAGCGTAATCAACTTGCCGCTCCCATTTTAGGGAGGATGGGAGCGGTTTTAACTAGGGATGGAAAATGATAACCATAAAAGAAATCACTTCTATGAAAGAGTTTGCTATCATAAGAAGTGCTTTGGAACTATATGTCGCTACTCTGAGTGAAGAGTATGACAGTAAGCAAACACGCCTCAAACTTAAAAAACTTGAGGAAGCCCAAAAATGTCTGAAAGACTTCAAACAACTAGGAGAACAAAATGGCAAACTTCAAAAGGCTACCGTCACTTAAACCCTGCCATTGCGGCAGCGGTTTGGAAAGAGAAGCGCGTTATGATGCGCGTGGAATCTTCCTCACATATGTCTGCGAGAAGTGTGTGGAAGAGAAACTGGGTAAATTTCGCCCGGAAGTTCTAACTGATCCCAATTATGATCTTATGGGAGAAGAGTTAGACGATGATGGTGATCTTGCAGATCCTGATATTCATCGCGATCTGCCGGATTTTGAAGATCCGGATGTTCTCAGATGAAAACTCTTATCACGATGGGTGCGCTGCTAATTTCAGGCAGCGCACAGGCTATGTGTGATTTTGAACATCATTGCTATCAAGATACACCACCGCCGCAAGTATATCATAATCTAAACGGAGACGTGATACCGCCTCCGCCTCCTCAATATCCTAAGCCTAATCAAATTATAGTTCATGCACCAACACCACAAGTGACAATAAATGCGAATGTTTGTAAGTTGGTAAGAATTAGAGTAGCGCCAGAAGCTCCACAAACAATAGTTGAAATCTGCACAATGTCTGATGATGAAGAAAGAATGTATCGTCAGAGACAGAGTCAACTACAAGCATCTATTCCACAATTTCAACCCTATTAAGGAATCACCTGGTCTTTTCAACAGCCCCCCGGTTGTTATAGGCCAGGTGAAGACTTGCCGCCAGGATTTGTACTGCGTACCTGGCGGATTTTTTGTCAATTTAGGAGGCAGTAATGGCAACCTATCATTATTCCATGTTGGGAATGGTAAGAGTAAGACAACTTCCAGATAAATGGGTACTTGAAGTATCCTACAAGGATGAGGATGTCCAATCTGGATATTACAAACATGACCAGATATGGCACCTAGTAGGCGAATGTTCTGATCTTGTCCAAGTAGGTGAACTAGTTTTGAACCTATGCAAAGAGGAGACCAAACGTGTCTGACTCAAGGAGGAAAGAAAGTGGTTGAGCAAAGGCGTTATATGAGTATCGTAATTGCCATCCTCAGAGAGGAAGGTTTGTACAGTATGGCAATGTCTAATGATCTGTATGTGTGGATCAACAAGCGTATCAGCGAGAACCATCAGAAAGGTCTCACTGTCCTAGAATGTGTGAAAAATATCAAGAAGGAACTTCAGCATGCCAGAGCATAAACTGCCAAAGCGTTTAAAGCTACCAGTAGTTCCGATGGAAGGTAACTTCATGTTTATAATTAAACCTGAAGATACTCAATTTGCTGAAGGGAAGATATTGGAGACTTTACCAGATGTTGATATGCTTACATTTGGAGTTGGCGGTTTATTAGAAATCATCCCTTTATTCACTAAGTTTGGTGGACGTCCATGTGTTGCTTTCTGTAATGAAGAAGGCAAATTATATGGACTTCCTCCTAATCATTTAGCCCATATGCTTTGGGAACAAAACTTGGGGCGCATCATAACTGAAGATCAACTTGTTGGAAATGTGGTTGTTGTTGTAGGATCACCATCATTCTTAAGGAGGATGTGATGAAGAAAATCCTCGTCATAACTCTAACCATAGGAACGATAAATGCAGCAGATGCTCATTGTTACTCTCGCTGGTATTATCCGTTTCCTCAAAACTGTGGAGTCGCTTATCGCAGCCACTCCCATCGCATGGCTCTATTACAGCTTGATTCCACTCCTCCTGTTCGTCCTGTTTCTATTGATTTCCCATTACCTGATCTGAGTGGAATATGGATCAACGCTACAGAAACTCCAGAACAATTAGAATTAATGGAAGCAATGGATCGTATCAAAGCTATTAGAATATTATCAAATAATTAATTTGCCAATTTGGCAAGGAGACAGCTATGAATAAGGCAGAACTCAAGGTAGTTGCTGATGCCAAGGGAGAAATTGAAGATGCAAAGGAGAAAGTTTCCAATTTTATCGATGAGATCATAACAAAGACAATAGATCCAATGATAGAAACCATTGGAAATCTGCAAGATGAGCTGCAAGCGCAGTTTGACGATCTTTCTGAGAAGACCCAGGAAGGTGATAAGGGGACAAAACTCACAGAAGAAATAGACGCTCTTGGTGAGCTCAAAGATGAACTCGATACGTTCAAGACAGAGTTTGATGATACAGCGTTCGACGATATCATCGCTAAGTTCGATGATGTACCAGGACTGACTGCATAGTTTTGCTTGACGTACCAGCCTTAAGGCTACCGCAAACCCCCGACAGGAACTGGCGTTGATATAGCACAGTCAACGAAAGTCAAGCAATGGGTGGGAGGAGGTATTTTGAATGGCATCCTAGCCTCCTCCCATTTCTTATATGGAGAGAAAAATGAACACATGTGAAGTTATGCACCAATATAAAGATGGGTTAGTAATAAAATGGAATAATTCTATATGGGTTGTTAGAGCAGATGGAGATCAGCCATCCTTGTGGCCTGTTGCGATTGTTGAGCGCAATGCACAAGGAAGATTATCATTCAAAATTCCTAAAGGAACTGACATTGCTAATGCCAATGCAGTTCTTGCATCACTTATCGGAATTAATGACTTCTTTAAATAGGAGCGCCACATGCCAGTAGGTCCAGGTAAATATGATGGAGAAGCAACATGGGTACAAGCGCGCACCCAAGCTACTGGTGTATTACTAATGATAGTAGACGGTAATAAAGGTAATGGATTTTCAATAGCCAGTTTTGATATTCAAGCAACTCTTGATATTACATTGGTATTACCAAAATTATTAAGGGAAATGGCAAATCAAATCGAACAAGAAATCTCTAAAATGGGTCATTAAAATGACAAAAACTAAACCGTCTAATCAACAAGTACAATTCCGATTGTTACAAATGCCATGTTGTAATATTTTGATCTGTTGGGTTAATCCACGCAGACCAATGTATTGTCCAGAATGTGGAACAAGAGTGTTCCATGCCTATCCAAAAGCAAGATGGGAAGAACAATATTCTGAAGCATGGTTACGTGTAACTGACTATGAGAAAGCGACTTGGAAAGATGAAAAAGAAACATGAAGAGCATGATGAAAAGACCTGCTTTCGTTGCAGACTTCATGCACTATTTGAAGAAATATATCCGAAAGGTATTGGTGATGATGAAAGATTTATATTGACTACACTTGCTGAGGCAGTAGGTCAACTATTATCAGGAATGGATGATCGTGAAGCAGCATATTTTATGTTTGCAGTAATGAAATATATGCAAGAAGATGATGAAGACGAAACACCCACAGAACACTAGGAGGCGCAACATGGCTAAGTTTGAAGAATCAATCGATCCCACTGAAAGGCTTACGTTCTTTCCAGATGGAACTGCTCTAGTTATCAGGTATTCGCCGTGGACAGGTAAATTCAATAAAGTTACCATACGACTTACTGAAGAACAATATAATAATTGGCACAACAAGCGTATGCTGATACAAGATGCAATGCCTCATCTAGATAAAGATGAGCGTGAGTTTTTAATGACAGGCTATACCCCTACAGATTGGGCGACAATATTTCCTCCAGAAGACGAGGATGATAAAGACGTTTAATGGGGGAATAAATGGAAACGTCTCCTTGGAACAGGAAGCTCCATAAATATCTAATGACTAATGGATATAAATACACTCAACATTATCGTTATGATAGATATGACAAAGGTAAGATAACCATCTTCTATTATATCAATAACTACATAATGATTCTAGAGGGAGGGGAACCAGCATCAAGTAGAATAGTACGTGAAATAGAAAGTGTACTCTAACCAGGAAACTAAAATGTATCTCATGGATCATATAATAGAAACAGTTCACGAAGCTAAAAAGAGACGATTGTTGAATCATCCAGTTATAAGTGTCTTCCCAATATTGGAAGAGAAACTGAAAGGATGTCCACGTTTCTTATTTGATGAAAACTCAATACATACAGCAGTTGAACTTACTCTGGGGCGCCCCAAAGTTCTCAGAGAAGCCATGGCGCATCTTACCATACCTTATTCAAGAATGTGGATAGAATGGCCAGAATCTGGTAGAGAAAGATTGAGGCAAACATTCTCAATAGATGCTTTTGAGCATCCAAATAGACCTTTACCAACCCGTCTTGGCTTTTTGTTAGAAGCAGATGAAGCTGGTAGAAAAGGAATGGTAACTTGGGTCTGGAGTAATCATTTTATTAAAAAAGGAGAGCCACCTAATGTGTGTCCAATATCTGCTTTCTTTGATCTAGATTTTGATTACGGAAAGTTATCCAATTCGCATATGTCAAGCTTTTTGGACGCAAATCTAGCACACATTTGGAGAAACAAACCAATTCAATTAGCTGCGCTCCAGAGTATATGGGACACAGCAGTACATAAGCCATCTGATTGGGGAATGAGATTTCTAGAACTTCCTACTCCAACATCTCCATTTGGACACACCAATAATGAAGTAGCCAATTTCTACGCAGACGTTTATGGTGAATACATTATGGTTTGGTCTTGCCTAATGCTTCTTACCAGTTCTAGGAAGATCATAGATCTAGAAGAAGTTGACATGTCTAAACTTAATCAGATTCGTAAACGAATGAACAAACCTGTAAAGCTGGACCATACTGTAGTGAGCATGTATATTAATCAAGATGTTCACGTACACAAGCCAGGTGTGCCGTTAGGATTTGATAGAAAGAGTCCTCGAATTCATATGGTTTCTCGCTATCTAAATAGACGTGGCGATAAACATTGGATAGTGGAGCCTTTCTGGCGCGGCAAAGGTGAAGTTATAAGCAGACATGTGAAGGTAAAAGTTTAGGAGTGCAACATGACTTATGAAGTAGTATCATTTACCGGTGATTTCCCATTAGCACATCAGCCTAATTGGGATGTCCAATACGTAACAAGAGCAGAAGCTATCAAAGAAGGTAGACTTCAACATGAACTATTCAACATAGAACAACATAATGAACATTATACTATGGTTTTAGATTTAGATAAAGATGAAGATAATGAAGTTGAATGGATAATTTATCAAGATAAAGAATATGTAGGACGTAAAGCTCAAATACTTGCTGATGATTTAGCAGGAGAATGTACGTGACAGCAGACGAATATGAATATTTCATTAAGCAATTAAATCCAAATTGTTGGAAAATATATAAAGTAGATGGACATTATAAAGAACCAACTGATACTTATACAGTTATGCTACACCGTGGCTATTATCAATGTGATTGTCCAGCACCAAAACACTGCAAGCACATTGATATGGTCAAACCCAAGAAGGATCTATTCTAATGAAATGTCCTTACTGTAATGGAACTGGAGATTTAATAAATCCTGAAGTTGGTGCACTCATTCTGTTGGCGCGCCAAGCTAAAGGAATGACACAAGAACAACTTGGTATAGGTTCTAGCTTATCACGCGCACAAATTGCTAATATTGAACTTGGTAAATCAGATGTACCAACAAGAACTTTAGCGCGTATTGCCCAGACACTTGGTGTTTCTATGAAGGATTTAGTACCGTGACTCGTGAATGTGGAGACTGTACTCTTTGCTGCAAATTGGTACCAGTCAAAGAGATAGATAAGCCAGCTAATACACGTTGTAAGCATCAACGACAAATAAAGGGTTGTCTTGTTTATCATACAAACAAAATGCCATTCTCTTGCCATGTTTGGAATTGTCGTTGGCTTGTTAATGCTGATACACACGATTTGGCGCGCCCAGATAGATCGCATTACGTCATAGATATGATGCCAGATTTTGTTATTGCCTTAGATGGAGATAAGAAGATTCAAATTCAAGTAGTCCAAATTTGGTGCGATGCTAATTATCGAGATGCTTGGAAAGATCCTAAGCTCAAAGCATATATGATGCGTCGTGGCGCAGAAGGAATTGCGTCTATGATTCGTTACGACTCTTATGAAGCGTTCATTGTTTTTCCGCCTAATATGACTGCCGAAAAGCAATGGATGATTAGGTCTGGTGACATGAGAGAGAAGAGTGAGCTAATCGAACTATTGGAGGAATAATGGTAAAGTATAAACCAGGTTATGAACATCTATATAAAAGATTTCCAGGTCATTATAGACAACTCATAATGAATCCAACAAAACCATTTAGACCTAATTATGAATATTTATATACACCATATCCTCCAGAAGATGATGAGGAAAAATGGCATCATTGGTGTGAATTTCATGGTGTAAAATTATGGACAGATTTAATATTTTGTGACAATTGTTGTAAAATAATTAATCCAAACAGACATTATAATAGAAGTATGGTGCCAAATTTATTACCAGCAAGAATACGATATTCAGTACCTGAAAAAATTCTCTGTCAAAGTTGCACAGCAAAAGAAAATTATCAATATTACCAACTTGAAGAGATTACGCATCTCACTAGGGAGATTCGTAATATGACGAGGAGAAGCAAACGTGGGAAAAAAGAATAATAAACCAAGACAGATCGTAAATGACACTCGTGGTTTACGATGGCTACTTTTAGTCTGTATAGATGATCTTGCGAACAGCAGGATCACACCCAACAAGGCAAACGCAATGTCCAATGTTGCTAATTCGATAATGGACACAATGCGTTTAGAGATGGTATCCACCAGGATTGGCAGTTCTGATGGATACGCGCCTCTGATTCTTGCTAACGTTCCAGAAGAGATCGAGGCTAGTTAAACAGGTCTTTGACCTCCTGAGAGACAGGCAAAATCTTTTCTCCAAGCTCTTTTGCCTGTCTCTCAAAATCTGGTTCCCATTTAACTTCGTTTATCCATGGAAGAACCATCCCATTCTGTTGCGCTGCAAAGATTAAACCGCCAAGACTTTTAGTCCCATTTCTAGGTAGTTCTGGCCGATGCGATTTCCATTGCCGTGTAAAGTATCCTTGGCCTCTACCCATAGTTCCGTAGCGTGCGCCTCCTGATACTGCTTCTAAGAACAGTTCAAATGCTTGATCAATTGTTAGTTGATTAGCTTCGTTGTCGTCATGTATTGCACCTATTAACGGTAGCATAACATTGAGTGTGTACCACTCGTTACTATCTGCTAGATGGTTATCACGTATGTAATCAATACATGCTGATGCTTTCTTATACGCTGTCCATTTTGAATCTTTACGAGGGATATATGGTGTACGAACTGTTTCTCGCTGTACTGACATCTCTGGTACTAGGCTGCGTAGCTTACGTATATCAGTCTTATGATAGTATTCCTTTAAGAGGTGAGCTAACGCTGGTTTTTGTCCTTTTGCTATCTTTTCTAATTTTGGATAATTAACAGTGCCAGGTAAGCGCATAACACGATCAACGTTGGACATGTTGTCTACTTTGACAGGTAGATCTTGGAATATGTTGCGCAGCATAGCTTCAAAATCGTGTGATAAATTGGTTACACCAGAACGAAATTTTATTAGTTCATTATTTATTTCTTTTTGCACTTCATCATTAGCTGGACGGAATAGTTGAATATCTATTGCTTCAATAAGAAAATATACAAGCTGAAAACCACCCCCAGAATTAACAACAACTGATGGGCAAATATCTCCTGTTAGTTTCTCATCTATAAAGGACGCGATTTGATCTGCATCTCTTTGGAAGGATGTAAAATCTATGTCAAAAGCTAAAGCTCTGATAGCGATAATATCATCAATATTATTCTTGCCCCACCAACCTTGCCTTTGTGAAACTTTGCACGGTCTATTGACGCTATAATATACGTTTGATTTACGATCTTGTCTTTCTTGAATATCTTGTATGAGTTGTTTCTGTTGTTGCGCCTCAAAGGTGCAACCTGGTTCCCATTTAGGACCGTTTTGTGGACCTCCGAATGGAGCTTCACTTGCAATAGTATGGCGACCTCCTGGATCCAGGAGGTCTAGAAAATACAGGCATTGTTTGATATTTAGTTCCATTTTATTCCTCCGTGTTGTTTGGACGGAAATTGACTACGTTTTCCTTTTCCAATTTTACTTCTTGTTTTTGAAATTTATCCCAGGCTTCGTTAAGTTCTTGTTGAGCTTGTCTTAGAATTGAAAATGTATCTTTATAAAGCTTAACAGCATCGTCAAACCTCTTTTTAGATGTTTCCCATTCTTTCTTCGCAGATTCAAATTCTGCGGGAAAAAGTTCTGGCATTACCAATTCTCCTTTTCTTACTTTCTTGCCCTAAGTATAGCGCAAGTAGAGGCGTAAGTATAGATCGAATATCGCAAGTAGAATGTTAACTCTCACAGCAGGAGCACAACTAGTGGCAAACTTCACGTACAAATCATACAACTTTGTAGACAAAGATCCCATAATTGATGAGATAAGGACTGTCTATCAAGATAGCGGTGTGAATTATAGGTGGATTGAAGAAAATTCTGGTGTAACTGCCCAGACATTATCTGCTTGGTTTAATGGCAGAACTAAGAAGCCACAGGCAGCAACCATCAACGCAGTTCTTCGATCATTAGGCTACAAGCTCGGTATTGTTGAATATGGGAAACAACAAGTTAAAGTTTTTCCAGCAATGGAACAGCCAAAAACTTCTGTTAGACATCAAAATGTCGTAACAATCCAGAAATACAACAAGTTCAAGAAAGCTAAAAGAAGATGAAGAATCCCACCGAGGATAAAACCCCGGCAGCGGACGCGTGATTACCGGCTAGTGATGGGTAACAGGATTGTGCCAGTACATGGCCAGACGTAGCAATAACGCCGTCGCATGTGACTCCAGGTTGCCTGTTATTTTGGCACTACAAGATGAGATTCAGGTCTTCGGTGGGTGTGGTATCATTGCCTGTGAAATCTCATAACGTCACGTATTGGCGCTGCTATCGGAATGGGCCGGTAGCAGCGCCTCTTACTCTCAAACATCAGGAGAAATAAAATGGGTAGACCAAAGAGAAAGATTCCAAAAAGCCCTGTACCAGTTAGTGAACAGGGTTATAAAAAATGCATCATGCAATTACGACATGCTGCTTTATATCAAAATTTAGAATTGAAAGATTTATTCAAGAAGAGTGATGAATGGTTATTAGACCAACCATATATCGGTATCAAATGTCTGTACGTGTTACGTCAAATCCAGCAAGGAGAAGTAAAATGAAATATAAGATAGAGTTCTCAGGTCAAGCTGAGCTTTTATTCTCAATGATGGCCAAACTACTGCCAGATGAGCTTAATGTACATGTGGAGGAAATACCTGATATACAACCAGGTAAAAGCTCTAAAGTTGCGCAACAGATGATATCTGCATTAGGTCCACCACAATTAGAAAAGCCAAAACGAGTAAAACATTTTATACATCCTACTGGAAAAACATCGTCTGATTTTATTCTTGAGTATTTACAAAAACATCAAACAGGACGATGGAGAGATATGAGTAAGCATCTTGTCAATATTGGTTATAATAAAAGTACAATCAATAATTCTGTAACCAGATTAAAGAGTAAGAAAATTATTGAACAAACAGGTATTGGTGTGTACAGATTGATAAAACAAGCCAAAGCCTCTTAATCACATGTAGATCATGTATTATTATTCTACTTGCGTCGCGAAGGAAAGTATGCTATTCTAACCGTAGGAAGGAATGAGTAATGGAATTGGCCAAGTTGTACAAGAAGGATGCATCAGGTAATACAAGAGTTTGGTGGGCAGAAGTAGGTGAGAGTCCTCATGAAGGTTATTGGCGCACCCATTCTGGTCGTATAGATGGACAAATATCTGTATCAGAATGGAAATGGGCTGCACCTAGATCTCAAGATACTGCTTATGATCAAGCGCATTTTTATGCTGCCGCAGCTATGGAAAAAAGATTGAAAACTGGCGACTATAAATCTAATGAGGAGAATATTGGAGAACAACGCTCCAGTATAATTAGTCCCATGCTTGCTCAACCTTATGCAGGTTGGCAACGTCCTTGTTATGCTCAACCCAAATTAGATGGAATACGTTGCCTAGCTAATAAAGATGGTCTATGGTCGCGCACCAATAGACAATTGGTTGCCACACCGCATATAGAGGGAGAATTGAAAGAATTCTTTGTAGAATATCCTGATATAGTTCTTGATGGAGAACTATACAACCATGATCTGCATGACAATTTCAATAAGATAATTTCACTTGCTAGAAAGACAACGCCAGATTTTGCGGAGCTAGAAGAATCAGCACAATTAATAGAATATTGGATATATGATATGTATGATGCAACCTATCCCAATATTTTATTTGGAGATAGATGGCGTTTTCTATATGATAAATTATTCAATCTTGATCATAATATAAATATGATCAGATCTGTTCCAACTAAATGGGTAAATTCAGAAGATGAACTAAACATATATAATATTGAATTGCTAACTAACGGCTATGAAGGCCAAATTGTGCGGCATAATACGCCATATGAGCAGAAGCGCACCAATAATCTTTTGAAGAGAAAGGAATTTGTTGACCAAGAATTTGAGCTTAAAGATATATTGGAAGGTCAAGGACAATGGACTGGATATGCGAAAATAGCTGTTTGTTCTTTGCCGGATGGTAGAGAATTTAGAGCTGGTATAAGTGGCACTCAAGAATTTAATTATCAACTCTTATTGGAAAAAGACAAATATAAATCAGTTACAGTCAAATATCAAGCATTAACACCAGATGGTATTCCACGTTTCCCAATAGCAATTAAGTTCTATGATGACATATTTGGTGGATTGGAAGAGAGAATCAAACCGCGAAAGGATCTGTTCGCATGAGTGATGCACACGCTAGAGACATTATGAATACAGCCGCATCTGGTAATCTTGTGCTAGATGATGAACTCCTAAAATTAGGAGGGATGGGCACTGAGAATGTCAAGGCTAAAGATGTTGTTATTCCTCGCCTAGTCATTCTGCAAGCTCTATCTCCACAACTCAATAAAAAGAAAGCTGAGTTTATTGAGGGCGCAGAGATTGGTGACTTTTGTAATGTTGCCACTGGCGACATTTACAAGGAATCAATTCTTGTTGTTCCTTGCCATTTCGCTACAGCATATATGGAATGGACAAAGAACAGAGGTGGTCTAGCTGGTAACCACGGAGATGATCCTTCCATTCTAGCTAAAACAACTCAGAATGACAAACGAGAGAACATATTGCCTAATGGCAATGTGATTCAAGAACAGGCGCAATGGTTTTGCTTGGTACAAAATGGTGCGCAATGGCAGCGTTCATTCTTGCCACTAAAAGCAACCAATCTAAAACATAGCAGAAAATGGCTAACACTCTGTCAAACGGAGACAGTCCAACTTCCAAATGGAGAGTTCTGGAAGCCACCTCTTTTTTGGCGTTCTTGGAAGCTCATTATTGTTGACGACAGTAATGACCAAGGAGACTGGGCGACATTCCGTCCAGAAAAAGGCGATTTAATAATGGATATTGATCCAAATCGCCAGCTTCTTAGAATGTGCAAATCATTCTACGAAGATATTAGAACTGAAAAGGTTCGTCCTGACATCGAACAGACTCAGGATGAAGGTGGTCCTATTATTGAAGGTAGTAGGGCTAAAGGCCCTGATGACAAAGACGTAGCGTTTTGAAAGGAGAAAGCATGTCTGAAGAAAACGTTGAGCGCGCAACAATAGACATTGAAAATCTAATAAAAGGTGAAGCATCTAGGCCAAGATTTCTACGCCAAATAGAAGCAATACCAGTTAAAGAACCAATGCCTGAACCTAAACCACCTAAGATAGATCATACATATCTTCCTCTAGATGCCCTTGAGGAAGTATCACGTTCTCTTATGTATGGCGCTGCAAAACGAGAAGCTTGGAATTGGGCTGTAAATCCAATTAGCTGGACAGAACGTTTGGCTAAAGCGCAACGCCATATATTTGAATTCCAGAAAGGGATAAATATTGATCCTGCTTCTGGAGATGCGCAACTTCAGCATCTTGCATGTGCCATAACTCAACTTATGTTCTTGCAGTCATATGTTATAAATGACGCAGGAACGGACGATAGATTCAAGCGGTAATATTTATGGCGCGATCAGGCTACAGAAGCTTGGTGAGTGGACCTTATGCTTCGAGGACTAATTCCAGGAAAGTGGGAGGCAGCTTTCACTGGCGCGCCTATTTGGAGGATTAAAATGGCAAAAGACGTAGTGAATTATAAAGAGTTTGACTGCATAGATTGTCATTGCCACGTCTATACTTGGATGGATGATCCAAGAGATCGTTGTGCTGTCTGTACATGGATATACATGCAGCCCAATTTAACTAAAAGTGAAATCGCTGAAATACGGTTGATAACTGCAACACCAATCTTGGAGAAGAATGATGACTAAAGAGACCATCTCAAAGTCTTATATTGATGGACAGAAAGTTCTCCATTCTGGAAAAAGAGCACCAGATAATAGACTCATTGCAGTTACTGGTGCATATAAGGAAGGATCTATTGGCGAAGCAATTAAAGAAAAATTCTCAGATGCTAGATCATTTGATGGATATGATGTTATACTTGACGATTTTGATTTTACTGGCTTTACAGATTTAGTTATGTGTCACGGATATACATATATGGATTGGTTAGAAGAAGTTCCTGATGAAGAAGTTGATAAAATTATCAACGTTAATCTATATGGCTCTATAAGAGTGATCAAACAATTTGTAAACCAGACTATAGATGAACCATTTCGTAAGAAAATCATTTCTATAGGATCAATGGCACATAATCACGTATTAAATGGAAGTGCAGCGTATTGTGCGTCCAAAGCAGGATTGAACCATTACATTAGGTGCGCAGCATGGGAGTTAGCGCCAAAAGCATATGACGTCTATTGCATTAACCCTTCCAATGTATTAGATGCACCTATGACAAAAGATACAATTAATCATTTGATGAACTATAGGCAGTTAACATTGGAACAAGCGTTAGAATATTGGGGTGCAAACAATCCAAGGGAAGTATTTTTGACAAAAGCTGAAATAGTAGATACAGTTCAACATTTACTCTTTATTGACAAAGGCTATCTTTCTGGAAATCCTATAGATATGGCAGGTGGACAACGCTGATGTCTGATACAGAAGATGTCCGTGATATGTTCGGATTCATAGCTCCATCCGAGGCGCAACTATCATCCATTTCTAAATGGGCACAAAAAGCCCTAGAGCTTCATGCTGAGATAGAACAAGCTGAAGCGCACCTTAAGGAACTGAATAGAGAGCTAGCTCAAATAGAGGAAATTGATCTGCCTAGAGCTATGATGACAGCAGGCTCTGCTGAATTCAAAATGGTAGGTGGTGGCAAGATAACTATTAGCGATGAGATTCAAGGTAGTCTTGCCAAAGGTGAAGAGAAACGAGAATATGCTATTGATTGGGTAGCAAAGAATGATGGTGCAGATCTTATTAAGAGGCATTTTGAAATTGACTATACAAGAGGTCAACTTTCTTATGCTACAGCATTTCGTGAACTTCTGCAAAAGAATCAAGTGCATTTTGATGAGTTCGAATCAATACATACCAGTACATTTAAGTCGTTCTTACATGAGAAGCTAAGAAAAGGTGTGACGCCACCTTTTGATAAGATGGGCTTTCGCTACTTCAAAAAAGCTAACATCAAGACAAAGTAAGAGCTAATCATGACAGAGATCCATATAATCGGTGCGGGTATGGCAGGACTACTGGCAGCCAATATTTTGAGGCGCCACAAAGTAACTGTACTTGAAAGACAAAATGAATTGCCTAACAATCATCATGCTGTATTGCGCTTCAAATCAGATGAAATTGGACATCTCTTGGGTATTCCATTTAAAAAAGTTAATATGATTAAGACAGTTGCATCATATACTAATAATATAGTGGCAGATAGTCTATCTTATTCAAAGAAAGTAACTGGTAAGTATTTGTCAAATAGATCTATTATTGATGGAACTGTTACTGCTGAGCGTTGGATTGCTCCAGAAAATCTAATCGAACAGATGGCTGAATCTGTTCAAATTTCTTTTGGTACAGAATGGACGCCTAGAGTAAAAGCGCAAATTCCAATACCTGTTATATCAACAATACCTATGCCACAACTAATGAATATACTAGGTTATGAATGTGAGGAGTTTTTCACAAGTATACCAGGTGTAGTATTTACTGGCACAATACAAAATTGTGATGCTTATTGTTCAATTTTATTTCCTGGACCAGAACCCTTTAGTCGCGCCACTATTACTGGAGATCAATTAATAATAGAATTTCCAGGTATGGAAGAAGTACCAGAAAGTCTGGATATAGCTAAAGCCTATTGGCAATTAGGTTTTTCGGATGCTGTTATTCTTGACGCAGAATTCAGTAATCAGCCATACTTCAAAATTACAGAAATAGATGAAGCAGAAAGAAAAGCATTCCAGCGTTGGGCAACTGTCACGTACGGGGTCTATTCTCTGGGGCGTTACGCGACTTGGAGACCAAAGTTACTACTTGATGATCTCGTAGATGATATTCGCAAAATAGAAGGATGGATCTGCAAATGAAAAAACACGGTCTAGGTGATGCTCCAATAGAGCCAGAATATGAACAGAAGATGAATGAACTAGCTATGTTCATCGATACATATTTTAACGGAAGTCAGCATAATAAGAAAGTAGGCTTCTGTCTAATGGTATTTCCATTTGAAGGGTTTGAGGGACGTGCCAATTATATCTCTAACGCTCAACGCAGCGATATAGTGACGTTGCTTAAAGAACAAATTAAACGTTTTGAAGGTATGGCAGATCAAACAGGGAGGGCATAAATGATCAAAGCAACTGCAAAACAGGCTAATGGAAAAGATCTATTGATAATTGGTCTAAGTTTCGGAAATCTTGATAAGTTCCGTGCTGAGCCAGGAGATACATTCATCAAAATTCTTGGCGAAAATATGGGCATATCTATGGATGTTTTGATATTCTCTGGTCAAACTGAAGCGCATATGCAAGGTTTAATGTCAAAAATGATCGGTCCAGATACTAAGCTCCATATTGATCCAAAACTAAAGAGCTAATGGAGGTAGCAAATGCAAGTGACTCTCTTTGATGGAACAGGCTTTGGCGCTCCAAATCCAGAACGCCACGCAGCTAATGTGATTGTTTTCACAAGAAATACTCGATTGAAGATGACGCCAGGAGGCTTCGCTGCTGTTCAAGAAAAGCCAGATTATGAAATTCTAAAAGAACTCAAAGAGGCAGCTAACACGCTGCCTTCATCATGGGAGTTTGTTCACTTCTCATTTCTAATCGAAGGCGTCACAAGAGCTTTTACCCATCAATTGGTGCGCACCAGAACTGCCAGTTATGCTCAACAAGCTCTGCGTATTGTAGAAGTGACAGACTTTCAATACTCAACAGGACCAACAATAGCAAACGACAGATTGATAAAAGGTGCGTACCATAATACAATGGAAAATGCTCATCAGTGTTATAAATTCTTGATAGAAGCAGGTGCCAGCACAGAAGATGCACGTGGCGTTCTTCCTATGAACATTCATACAAATATCTGCATGTCTATCAACATGCGAAACTTTATTAACTTGACTCGTAAGCGCGTCAGTAAACGAGTGCAAGATGAATACAGAAGCGTACTGGACGCCTGTATAATGCAAGTTGAAAAAGTCTATCCATGGTTCTATCTATTTTATAAAAATGATGCATTTAAAGCTAGGAAAGACTTGCAGGATATGATATGGGAGAATAAGTATCTTACGCCTGAAGACAAAACAAACATGGTCAAGAAACTCGATATAATGATGCCGGACCTGTAAATGGATAAACCTAAACTTAGCTGGGCTGAGACCAATAGTTTAGATGTCTCGGCCTGTTATCAGCAAGGCAAAGTGGCGCGACAGAAGAATGAAAGTAGATTCAAAAATCCCTATACGAATGAAAAATTCGTATTCGAGAAGTATTGGGATCAAGGTTGGGTTGATGAGGACGATCTAATCAATAAATGATAATACTGGTTGACATTGATCATACTGTTGCAAACGCCTTCTGGCGCGACGGTATGATTGGGACTGAAACTTGGGATTACTATCACGAGCAGTCTAAATTCGACAAGCCATTTAAGAACGTAGTGAATTTATTAAATGCTTTATCCAATTCTGGATATAATATAATGGGCATAACAGGGAGGAATGAAAAACATAGACAATTGACTGTTGCTTGGTTAGTACAGAACAAAGTTGATATAGATGAATTATTGATGCGCCCAGATGATGACTATACTAAGAATGGAGAACTAAAAGTCAAACTAATACAGGAATACTTCAAAGGAGACTTCAAAGAAATACACTTCCTTATTGATGATAATGAAGATGCAATCCTAGCGTTTATGGCTATAGGTATCGCAACACTCCAGATAAGGAACATAAGATGATCGTATTCGAGATGCCATGTCACAGAGGTCATCTATTAGCGCACATTGTTACTGTGGCAAGAAACACTAAATCTGACAAAATTGCTTTTGCAGTTGCTACAAATGGCAAAGAAATGCATGGTAGGGAAGATTATAACATACTTACTCATAATTTTGCTTCTGAATATATCCCAAACGAAATTACAGATCCTTGGGTCTCAATGGTAGAGTTGCGCGCCAATGCAAATAAAGTGGCCACTAAATATTTTGACTACCAATATAGAATTATGGGTGATCATAACTTTATATTTAAGGATGGTTGGGAAGACTATATACTTGAAGCTGTTGACGATATGAAAAGATTTTCCAATCTAGTTAAACGACCTTGCTACATGGGTATGGGTGGTGCTTTTGGATCATATGGTCACGGACGAAAAGCATTTATTGGTCCGCAGCCTATATTTCCATGCGGTAGAGGGATCATCTATAATATGCCATTTGTTTGGGAGTTTATGGAGAGATTGCCTTGTGCTGGAGAAGAACAGTACATGACATCAATTCTATTCAAACGAGGCCATGTTCCGCTTAGAAAGATGATGAGTCCAATTCATCATACGATGAATACTAATCGCTCTGTATTGGATAATATAAATACTGATGTATACAATCCAGAACTTATTAGGCAAATTTGGAATGATCCTAATTGGATGTTTACACCCAAATATTCTAATACGCGCAGCCCTCCTCCTGGGCGCTACTTTGCTCATTGTCCAAGAAATGCTATGAAAGAAATGGCAAAATTAAAAGCTTTTTTGTTAACACTTCCAGGTGTAGAAGAATTCACTAGACCAGACTATGGGATAAAACTGAAAGGAAAGGATCTATTCATATGATTCTTCTTAATAAAGAAATTGAACCTTTATTCTGGACTCCTAGTCGTCTTGATAAAGATAGTTCTTGGTGGGGTCATGTGCCATTTGCCCATTGGATGGTATCAAATTGTAAACCTCGTAGCCTAGTTGAATTAGGAACTGAGAAAGGCGTATCTTACGCAGCTTTCTGTGATGCAATAGCTAAGTCATATATTTTCAAAGCTAAACTTTTTGCTGTTGATACTTGGAAAGGAGATAATCATACAGGATCGTATGATGATAGTGTTTATCAAGAATTATATGAATTCAATGATGCTCATTATTCTAGTTTTTCCAAATTATTACGTATGACTTTTGATGATGCACTAGATGTATTTTTTGATCATACAATAGATATTCTTCATATAGATGGATATCACACATATAATGCTATTAGTCACGACTTTAATAGCTGGCGTATAAAGCTCTCTGATAGAGCAGTTGTTCTTATCCATGATACCAATATACGGAATAAAGAGGATTTTGGTGTTTGGAAATTTTTTGAAGAATTAACACAAAAATTTCCAACTTTTAATTTCCTCCATTCTTATGGTCTTGGTATTGTCGCAATTGGTAGTGATCCTCCACAATCAATTATAGATTTATGCTCATTAAGTGATAGTGATATAGAAAAAGTCAGTAATATCTTTGCGCATTTAGGAGCGATTTGGGTTGGTGTAAACCGTTCTTATCGCTCATTAGATCTTCTTAATGGTGGGAGCATACGATGAGACTAGCTTTCAGTTTGATGTGCGCATATGTGGAACGTTTTGGTAAACTACGGGAGAGTTTTCATTATAAAATAGGTGATCCAATTACTTCTTTTACCAAAAATGCGTTGACGAATCCACCATTTCAAAGATATTATTATTATGATTTTAATACTCCAGATTGGAATGTAGAATGGAAATGTTACAATCCATCAGAAGGATTAATTGATTTTTTCTCTATTCGCCAAGATGCTTTGGACATGTCACCACATGCAGATTTCATCTTTATGCTAGATGATGAATTTGTATTCAAAGAAGGATCAACAGAAGTTATAAATCAATGTTGCAGATATTTATATGATAACCCAGATTGTGGCGCCATATATCTTGCTGGTAATTTTGGTGGCGAAGGTGATCATCACGGAGATGAAATATATATTACAAATAATAAACTTTTGAGTTTAAACCGCGGTATCGTGTTGCGCAACAAGCCTGTGAATATGGACAACCGTCTTCATGGATTAGGTTGGGCAGACGAAACTGTTATTGGCTTTACTAACTTGATACAAGGATATTATCTTGCCAGAAGGATGCATGTACCAATTGAACATGATAGTATAAATTGGCTAAGTGAAGATAATAAAAATTTGAATTACAATACGAATTACATTATAAATGAAGGAATTGGAGCTGGAATCAACAGAACAATAGGAAGATGGAATAAACTTGATGTTTGGCCAGAAAATATATTTAACCTATATCGTCAAGCGGCGATGTTGAAAGGGTTCGTGCCTAAGTACGATGTTGACGGGAGTGTACTATGACAGCAACGCGACAAGAAATCGTATCTCTGGTTGTTGGTGCATTTTTTGATGCTGAGAAATCACCAGCCCAAAGAAAGCTTAAAAGATTAGCTGAAGACGATGGTGTCGATCTTCAAAACAACAGAATAGCTTTTGCCGAATGGCTAGGCCAAAAGTTGAATGGTCAATCTGAACCTCAACCTCAAACTCAGCAAAGGCCAAATAGTAGAGTTAAGGACAGATTCAAAAAACATTCTCCAAGAGAATGGATAGATACAAAGATGAAAGATAGCCCATGGGCTAAAGCAGGTTTTCAAGGTATGAATAATAGAGATGAGGCACAAGATGTCATTGATGGAAATGATGCCATATTAGGTTTTCCATCATATAGAGATTGTACATGGGAGGAATTAGAAAATGCGCCAGGTAATAGACCTGGATTTCTAATTAAGATGATCGTTGCACTCGAAAGCTTCAACGAAAAATACGCCTATATTAAACGATGATAGCCACAGTCTTTGATACAGAAACTACAGGATTGATCATCAATCCAGCACGTTCTCTTGCGCTGCAACCAGAGATCATCTCTTTTGCAGCGCAAGAGTTCAATTTGATGACTGGTGAGAAATTTAATTCATTTTATAGAATATTCAAGCCAACTAGACCTATAAGTGAAGAGATAACAAAGATCACAGGATTTACCAATGAGCAACTTGCTATAGAACCGCCAATAAAAGATAGTTTAGATGAGATAACTATAATGCTGGAAAAAGCAAATTTGCTTATTGGTCAAAATATTACGTTTGATAAAGGTATGGTGGAATTAGAATTGAAACGATACGGTAAGAGAATTTTATGGCCAATGTCACTAGACTTAGTTGAGCATACTATCTATCTTAAAGGGTACAGATTGAGTTTAACTAATTTACATTTGGAGTTGTTTGGTGTAGGATTTGAGTCTGCGCACCAAGCCAATGTAGACGTTGATGCAACATATCGTTGTGCTGTGGAATTATACAAGCGAGGGTTACTGTGAGGATCAGGTCTGAGTATAGCTTTCGCTATGCTTATGGTAAACTACCAGACGTACATAATCGCGTTCTGGAAATGGATTGGAGTGCTTGTCCAATTAGTGATAGGATAAGCACATTCAGCTTTACCTCTTGGAATTTACTATGCGAACAAGTAAAAATGAAGCCAGTATTTGGTGTAGAATTAGGAGTCACATCTCTATTAGGTGTTAAGAGACCAGCTACATCTTTTTGGTCATTCTTTGCGCTCGATAAGTTGCGCACCATAAATGAATTGGTATATCAGACTACAAATAAGCCAGGACATTATCCATTATTAGATTATGGAGAAGCTTGCACTACTATAGATATGATTAAGATAGCTGACAATAAGGTCCAGTTACATGAAGTATATCCACATGATAATTTCTATATTGCACTGTCTCCATCAACGCCAATTGGATTATTTAGAGAAGCCAAATCTAGATGTTTTAACTTTATGGCATCATCAGATAATGTGTTTCCATATGTAGAGGATAGAATACCGTATCATACCATTCTCTATAAAAATGCTGAGACAGCATCCTATCCACAATACATCTTAACAGACGAAGAATGGCGCAAGTCTTTGCCATATGTCATAACAGATGAAGATGCACAACAGGCTATCAATAATAGAAATGAAGCTATGTTGCGGTGCAATGCAGTCTTGCTCAAAGCTGATGTATTTAAGCCAAAGAACAATTTCTCATTAAGAGATATGTGTGAGGAAGGTGCGCGTGAATTAGGTGTAGATTTAAATGATCCTCTCTATGCAGAACGTATGGAGAGAGAATTAAAAATGATTTACGATAAAGGATTTCAAGATTATTTTTACATTGTGGCAGATATGATGGCGTTTGCCAAGCAACACATGATAGTGGGGCCAGGCCGTGGATCATCAGCGGGTTCTTTGGTTTGTTATATTTGTGGCATTACAGCTGTTGATCCTCTTAGGTTCAATCTATTATTTGAAAGGTTCATCGACGTTACACGTACAGATCTTCCTGATATTGATCTTGATTTCAGCGATGTTAAGCGCCAGTTGGTTTTTGATTATATTCGTGACAAGTATGGAAATAACCATGTAGCGCGCTTAGGCTCAGTAATGAGTTATAAGCCTAAGTCCATCCTTAATACAGCTGGCGCTGCATTAGGTATACCAAAATGGCTATGTGATAAAGTAGCTGATACTTTGATCGAAAGATCTTCAGCTGATTCGCGTGCGCTGCAAACGTTTGAGGAAACCTTCTATGACACAGAAATAGGAAGGAAATTACTCAATGATTATCCAGAAATTTCTGCTGTTTTTGAAGTCGAAGATCATGCAACAAATGCAGGCCAGCATGCAGCCGGTATCGCCATTACTAGTGGTGAAGTATTGGACTATGTTGCTATTGATGGTCGCACTGGCGCAATCATGGCAGATAAGTACGATGCAGAGATTCTCAATATTCTTAAAATCGACTGTCTGGGCCTTTCCCAGCTATCTATATTTGAACGCGCCTTGGAATTAATAGGAGAAAATCCAAAGAACGGATTTCTTGAAATGCTGCCGTTAGATGATCAAACAGCATATGACGTTTTAAATAAGAAGCAATTCTCAGGTATATTCCAAGCAAATGGAAAAAGCTTGCAGATTTTGTTCCAATCTATTCATACTGATAGATTTGATGATTTAGTAGCAATCACTTCTCTGTCGCGCCCAGGTCCAGTTGCCTCTGGCGGTGCTGTTCGTTGGACACGCAAGAGAATGGGAACAGAGCCAACAGTTTTTAAACATCCATTATTGGCGTCACATCTTGAAAGTACATATGGAGAAGTAGTCTATCAAGAACAGATTATGTCCATTTGTAGAGATGTTGGGAAAATGCCTTTCTCTGAAATAGAGAAGGTTAGACGCGCCATGTCTAAGTCTCTGGGCGTAGAAGCCATTAAAGAATGGGGACAATCATTCAAAAGAGGCGCGCTAGAGAATGGAATATCAGAAGAATTGATAGATGTTATTTGGGGAGAGTTGACGCAATTCGGAGCATGGGCTTTTAATAAATCTCATGCACTATCTTATTCTCTTATCACATATTGGTGTTGCTGGCTTAAGGCGCATCATCCAGTAGAGTTTGCTGCGGCTACTCTTGATAATGAAGCAGAGCCTATGAAGCAATTGCATCTTCTACGCGAACTTGACATAGAAGGTATTAAATATAAGCCATTAGATGTTGAACATTCAATAGATAAATGGACAATTAAAGTAGAAGATGGTAAGAAAATTCTAGTTGGACCTTTGACAAATATCAAAGGCGTAGGTCCAGTTACTGTTCGCAAGATAATGGAATCACGCAACGGTGGTGCGCCACTAACGCCAGCAATCTTAGATAAATTGGCAATAGCATCAACAAAGATAGACTCATTAACGCCTATTAGTGATGCAATCAATAAGTTGCATCCAGATTTAACTGCAATAAAAATCTTTTCTAGTCCAACTCCTATATCTGATTTGTATGCAGGATTAGATGGAGAATATATGATCTTTGGATTAGTCAAAAGAATACAGCCTAGAGATGAGAATGACTTGCACTCGATAGCAAAAAGAGATGGCAGAAAGTTGGAAGGTCCATCTTGGAGTTTAAATCTGTTTATGCATGACGATACAGATGAGATACTCTGTAAGATTGATAGATTTGATTACGAAACATCAGGAAAGAGAATTGAAGAAATAGGCGGACAAGGTGATGCGCTCTATGCCATAAAAGGCCGCATCCCACGCGGCTTTAGAATGATTTTAATATCAGGTATAAGATATTTGGGACGTATGTCTGATTTGGATATAAAAACGCCTAAGTATCAAGGAGCGGATCTGTTCGCATGAAAAATCATCCACGAATAGTCGATCCAGGACACACTCATCCAATTCGACAATTGACGCCTGAAGAAAGTGCTGCGTCTCAAAAGGAACACGGTTTTGATATAAATGAACATTTAGCTGCACTTCCAGAGAAAGTGCGTGACGATTATGCAAAAGCCATAAAGAGACAATCTAAAATATGAGAATATTCATATGGTTATTCAGTCTGTCTTTGATAGGATTATGGCTTACAGCACTGATAATAGTGCTGTTTGTTCCAAAAGTTCATAAGCATTTGTCAATAGATGGAGTGCAATATGAAAATATGTCCAAGATGCGGAGGTGAAAAGAAAACTAATAAAGGAATTTATTGTCAGCCTTGTGCTGTTCACATTGCTGCTGTAAAAGGTAAACTGTCAAAACAGGCTAAGAAAAGTTCAAGTAAAGGAGGACTTAAAGGTGGTCCTTCATCGAGAAAAGGTAAAGTCAAAATAACTTTGCCTCCAGTTGGGAAGAAATAATGATACGAGTTGTTGCTGAAAATAGATATCTCACGGTCTATGGGCCATTTCCTTTAGATTTTTTGAAGGTATTGTCGCGCACCAGTGGACGTAAGATCTGGACCCAATCTAAGCAAGTTAGAGTGGAAGGTTCTGCATGGAATCTTAACATCTTAAAGAATAGTGGATTTGATTTAAATTTTGAAGATGCTACTAATGATATAAAAGAAATTGAAGAAATTAAGAATATGCTCACAATTGCTGATCCTATCAAACATAATTATCGTCCAAAACTTGCTCTTAAAGATCATCAAGTAGAAGGATTGAACCTTAGTTGTTATCGTCATGCATTTGCTTGGTTCCTAGAAATGGGTCTAGGTAAGACTGCAATGGCTATTGCCAATTTTTGTATTTTATGGCTACAAAATACAATTGAAGCAGTTCTTATTTTAGCACCAAAAGGCGTACATAAGCAATGGATAGCAGAGGAAATTCCAAAACATATAGATCCAACTATTCCTCTAAACATGACATTATGGACAGCTGGCGCTGCATACGAATCATCAGAATTAAAGGTGCATGGTGCGCTCAATATCTTTGCCATGAACATAGATTCAGTTAATACTAATGATGGTGATTTTGCAATTCGCCAATTTTTTAGTTTGTTTGGTGCTAAGTTCGATATGAAATATAGCAAGAAAGGAGAAAGATCATTCATAGTTGATAAGAAAAGCAAAGTAATGATGATTATTGATGAGTCTCATCAAATAGGAAATTATTCATCTAAAAGAACTCAAGAAACTATTGAGTTTGGTAAATTAACAGAATATAGAAGAATATTGACTGGAACTCCTATTGCCACAAGTCTACTTAATATTTGGTGTCAATTTATGTTTTTGGATAGTCGCATTATAGGTATTGATTATATCACGACATTTAAGTCGCGCTTCTGTGAGACTGGTGGCCATACAGGATATGATGTTATTGGCAGTAAGAATGTTGAAGAATTCTATACTCTTATTGCATCACATTGTTATAGAAAGACCAAAAAAGAATGTCTGGATCTTCCAGATAAAATTTATGCTCAACGTACTTATGTGTTAGGAAATGAAACTCGTTGGCATTATGAAAATATTAAACAAGCTTTTATGACAAAATTAAAGTCAGGCAACGTAGTAGCGCCAGCTAATGCTCTCGCGTCTCTGGTGCGCCTCCAACAGATATGTTCAGGGTTTTTGCCAGACGAAAATGAGAATGAAATAGCAAGTAAGAGAGTTTATGAAATCTTCTCTTATGAGCGTGCAGATATAGCTCTGGATATGGTTAAGCAAATTGAAGGTCAAGTTATTATATGGGCACGATTTATTCCTGATATCAAATGTATAAGGCATAAATTCCAGAAAGATTTTGGAAAAGATATAGCTTTAATGGAAGAAAATGAACAATTTAAATCTGGTAAGAAAAAGATATTGCTCTCTAATCAAGCTAAAGGAATTGGCGGTAACTTACAAGAATCAGGTTGCACAAATATGATATTCTATAATAACAGTTTCAATTTGATACATAGATTGCAACCAGAAGATCGTGTCCATAGAATGGGTATGCGTGGTGCATTAACTATTTGGGATATAACCGCAGATAGAACAGTTGATAAAATTATTGCGGATAATTTAAAAGCCAAAAAAGATTTATCTCAATTCGTATTAGATGACATTCGGCAGATAATAGAGGCTTAAAGATGGTAATTAACCCTGATCAAACAGTAGAAAGAAAGTTGCTTTTCCTTCGCTTTTTTAGTTGCAATTGTCCGCGAAATGTGTTATACCAGCGGTGTGAAGACGCTGTATAATCAACGTCTCTAGCAAGGAGAGCAGAGTAATGGCTAAAATCTACCAGGTACGATACACAGTTGCTGACAGCACTGTGGCGCACGAACACTATACTGAAAAAGGCGCCAAGGCTGACGCAAAGCAACTGTCCAAGGCTATCGGAAATGCGATGCTTGGAGAGATCGAGCGCGCAGAAGATGGCACAGACCTTATTCTACGTGTTTGGGAATATGCTGGCGGAGAACCAGGAAAGGCAATTCCAAAAGAAGGTTCACCTTCGGCAGTCAATGTAGTCAAGACCGCAGACGAAACGAAGTTGGCGGAAGGCACTATCGAAAAGAAGCCAAAAGCTCCGAAGAAAACTGACGAAGAGCGTATCGCTGAAATTGCTGCCGACGCGCAGCGCAAACTTGATGAGATCGCTTCTGGTACCTTTGTTCTTCCAACTCGCGGTCGTCGCGTAGCTTCTGGCGAACCCAGAGCAGAACGTAAGCCCAAGACGCCTGATCTCGACAAGGCGAAGAAGTTCCAGGAGCTTATGGGCGCCTCGGAAGGCGTTGCCAAACTTCTTACGGAAATTGGCGTTACGACGGTCAGCCGGCGCGCCAAGGTTGCGGTTATTGTTATGGACAACAATGGCCCTATCTTCGCTTCGCAGGTTGCTGAGCTCTACAACACCAATCTTGATGAAGGCGAAATCAAGATTGAAGTCAAGGAAGTTATGGCGTGCGTTAACCACGTTGTGTACCTGCTTACGCGTGAAGAGAAGCCTTGGCGCATTACGGTTCGGCCGAAGGATGGCGGAGATAAGCGCCTGAACTTCGTTCCAATTCGTGTCGAATACGAGGACAATGACGACGAACCGGAAGCGGATCAATCCGCTGCCTGAAGACTTGGGGAGCGCCCTTGTGGCGCTCCTTCTTTTATGAGGCGAAAATGGACGCGTTTGACAAGATTAGATATTCTCCAATGGAGAAAAAGATTTTGGCTGCTATCCCGAAAGATGGCAGATATATCTCTACTTTAGAGTTAGTGGATATAGTTTATACAGATCCACCAAGGAACGCACGGCAATCAATTTTGACTGCTGTCAATTCGCTCATCAGTAAGAGCGACGAGAATATGGAACCTTGGGAAATTTTCAAATCTAAGCCTAGAGGTAGCCAACCCAGTTATTTCTGGTGTAAAGTACGAGAGTGAAGTGTGCTTTAGACTACAAAAATAAGACGTATTTTTTTAAACAGCTTCCCAGGCATCATAGGCGGCCGATACGGTTCTAGGCTAGGGATATGCCCGACAAGGTAAAACGACCGTGCTAGGGCCGTTTCTAGCGGTTTAATCCGCTATCCTGCCCGCGATCTAGCACGATCCGTGCGAGCTAAACAGAGGGAGAGCCACATGCAAAACATCTCAGAAATCAAAGTCCTAATTGATGAAATGGAAATGAAGATTGAATCATACGGAGATAAGACCGTATGGCAAAAATCCAATAGCTCGGATTGGTACACTTTCGTTGTAGAAAGTGGCCCTAAGATTATCCAAAGTTGGAGAGAATTGGCTGCTTTGGTAAGACTTACGCCAGGAGATCAATTACTAGAATTGATTGCTAAACTAGAAAGCATCCAAGCAATGGTTGCCAATCAAGACGTAATGCAGCTTGCAGTGAAACTCAACCGCTCTGTGGCGCCACCAATACAAGAATGAATTATAGCAAAGTTATCTAAGTTATCCAAAACCACTATAACTAAATCACAAATAATTTTTGTACTATACAAGGGCGCATAAATATGTTACAGTTTGTTAATGTTTCAAGAATAACTGTGAGTGCGTATTAACTCACCGTTATGCGTTGTAATGGTGCGTTCACCCAGATCTGGAGAACAACACATGAGAACTATGCTGCTTGCTGGCGCGGCTATGTTGGGGCTTATGGCCCCGGCTTATGCCACGTTGCAAATCGAAGTGTTTGACAATGGCACTTTGATCGACAACATCACGGGGATTACGACTGGCGCTGCTTCGCTCACAACCAATGATGCGAACTTTGCCAATATCACAATCGCCTCTCAAGGCTCGCCTATTTTGCCCAATGCCGATCTGTCAAGCGTCACACTTGACGCCTCCGCAGCGGCTGGCTTTACAGGCTCGCACACATTGACGGTTGATATCCTGCAAAGCGCCGTGTCTGGACTTGGAAACACGCTCTCGACCTTTACGGTCAACGGCCTTACCAACGATCCTGGCCCAACGACAGAGAGCACGTTCGCCGATGGAGGGCTTCTAGCAACGCACACGTTCCCTGCTGCGCTGCTTGACGGTTCTTTTGGGCCGGTATCGGCAGCAACTGGTCCGTTCACTTCGGATGAGATCCAGTTTGCTGTGGACTTCACTGCACCAAGGCAGTCGTTTGGTGGTTCAGCCCAGTTGACGACAAACGTTCCTGAGCCTTCGACTTGGGCTATGCTCATTCTTGGCTTTGTCGGACTTGGCTTTGTCGGGTTGCGCCACAAAGCTGGACGCCTAGCGTCTCTCTAACAACAATGGTGGGAGGCTTGTAGCCTCCCACTTCATCTGGAGAGATTATATCTGATAGCAACCATTTCGCCATATAATCGTTCCATTAATTCTTCAGTAAACTCTTCACGTTTTATTTTAGCTTCTTCTGTCATAAAAATATGACCATATGTAATAGCTAAAGCAACTGCATGTGTCAAATTAACAGCACCAAATTTAAACCGTGCTGTATCAAGATGAGTTTTTACTGTTCCGAAAGATACACCCATAATAAGACTAATTTCGTGATAAGTCTTACCTTGCGCTGCCCATGTTAGAGCTTCAATTTCTCTTGGTGAAAGTTTTATGGCATTTAGCATTGTGTCTTTTCATATGCATCTAGCCAGCCATTATATTCAAGTGCTACTTCCCCCTGTGGCGTTCTATGTGAATAAACACACCAAGCATGTCCTACTGGTGCGCCACCAAGAAAGGTGAATTCATGTTTAGCACCTTTTTCTATTAACAAATGGAATGGACCAGATTTTTTAAAATCAAAACGTGTTTCGCCATCTGTAGCCCATTTTACAATATGCCAATCACCACAAAAGAATATCGAAGTATGATCGAAATTGTGCGTATGGCCTTTGACTACTTCTCCTGGCTCAAGACCTTTGCCATTTTTGCCCATAGCACGGATAAAAACGTTCCCACTAATCCAATCTGTCATAGTCCTGCTTTCTTAAGTCGCGCCTCAAGCTCTTTAATTTTGGCAATCGCTATAGCTAGTACGCCAGCTACATCATATGCTTTTACCATATTTGGTTCTAGATTTTCAATATTATTGCCATCAAAATCAAGATGTCGTGTGTAATCAGCTAGCGTCACCAAATCTGGCGCGCCAATTTCAATATCATCAGCAACCAGGCCCCAGTGCAGACGATCTGGATCTTTATATGGCAGATTACTGTAACCAGTTGCGGATAGAGGATCAGGTTGTTGTGGCGGTTTTAGTTTGTATCGCACAGGATTGAATGATTTAAAAGCAGCATCAACTTCATTCAAATTGACAGGCACTACATTAGATTTCAACCTTATATCTGATGGCGCACTGACTGTTGCGTAAACTGTGCCATTGAATGTGGTCGATGGTCCAACATTACTGTGCATGAACCATTGCCAACCATAACCGCCATTGCCGTTTAAAAGATATACCTGGCCCTGTGCCCCGCCATAACCAGTATAACCGTCATGTATAGCGTAAAATCCAGCAACACCTTGACCGTTAGAATTAACGGCTTGCAAAACTGGGTACATACCAACATTGGCGCTTGTATAATCAATATGGCGATAATACATGCCTCCTGCTTGATATAGATCAAGGCGACCATTTTGAAGAGTTAATTGGCCATTTATTGGATCATCAAATCGCCAGTTATAACCATTCTCAGCTTTAATATGCATAATATTGGCACTACCATAACCCATATAACCACGACGAGTTCCTTCTGGAGTATAAAAACTAATTTCACCAGATGTTACTGTGCTACCAGAATGAAGCTCAAGTTTACCAGTATTATTAACAGTTTGTACTCTTAGAGTATTGGCAATAGATGTTAAACCATTAACATTTAAAGTGCCACCTATAGTCGTGGCACCACTTACTAAAAATGTCCCAGCAGTAATTCCTAAAATATCAAAAGCTACAGAACTAAAAGACATACCACCAGGAAATGTTAATCCATTACCAATATTTAGAAAATTCAAACTTCCTGTCAAATTATCACCGGCTTTTTTCACCAAAGTAGCTTCGGCAGTTGCTAATGAATCTTGAACGCTTGATTCTCCAAATACTGGAGGATTAACTGCAACATTCGCAGCCAAATTAGAAGGAGAACCAACATTCAATAAGAACCAAGTTGTTCCATCACATATCCACCAATCACCTACTTCTGCTAATACTCGTGTTTCTGGTGGGCCAAAAGCTGGCGTTCCACGAACGTTAACAATAACATAATCATTAGCCCATTGCGGCGCTGCATCTGGTAACCAACCATTAGGAAGAAGAGTACCAGGAATAAAGTTTGCTATTGATGTTGAAGCATCGAATGATCCAATAAACTGTTGCGCACCAGAAACTCCTTTATCAACATAAATTTTAGTCGCTGCTTGCATATCCTGAGTAGGATCGCGATCCAATAAAACAGTAGCATTAAGATTAATTACTGCGTTACCAGGAATAATTGGATCTGTATTGTTAATTAAAATTGGTGCCCCTCTAGGAGTACCAATTTGATCATATCTAATTAATGCAAAATCAGGTAGCATCCCTGCGCCACCTCCTACAGCTATACCCCACCATGGATTTTGACCTGTAAATGGATCATAAAAATCAACTCCAGGAGTTTTTAATAATCCGGTTAATGTGCCACCTGTTAATGGCAAAAAATTATCATCAATATATTGTTTTGGCGCAGCGCCAAGAGGAACTGTTGGATCTCCATATAGATGGAGTTCTCCTGTCATAGTATCGCCAGATAGATTAACGTATAATCCATCTGCTTGATTAGCATTTAAAGGTGATATATTAATATTTCTATATGCTAAATTAGCTTCCTCCCAAACAATAAGTTCTCCATTATAAATACGTTTATTACCAATGCCTGGTAATGAAGGATCAGCTAATTCAGGAACTACTGGATCAACAGTTTGAGCGATCCATGTAGATCCATTTTTTAATATTGGCAAAACATCAGGATCAATATCTGGATCATTAATACCTACGTGCCAGATACCTTGAATTTGATTCGCACCCAAATTTCTTTTAAATAGTCCATGCACAAATTGTCTATTGGTGGCATCTAATTTACCCCAACCGTCTAGCTCTTCGCCAAACAAAGCCCAAGGAGTACGGACCTTTAGTGAACCAGCAGACTCACCCATTACTCTTTTCCGTTTCTTCTATAGATCCAGAAAGCAACTACTGATGTAAACGCAGAAAATAAAACACCAGCAGCAGCAGAAGTAATTTCATCATTTGGAATAGTATATAATAAACTAAGTGTCATAGCACCTACAAATGCCAATACTATTATAATGGATATTGTTAATGGACCTTTAGTTTTATCAAATTTGTCAACAACTATAAGCAAAATTGTAGTGAAAATAATAATAAATAAAGCTGTTATCAATACTGGATAATCTGTCATCTTGACTCCCGATGCTGGAGACAAGATGATTGGTGGATTGTCTGCCATATAGTTTGTTGCGCCCCCTCATCGTGGCATCCTTACGCAAAACCGTTACGGGTGCCTTTATTGTCAATTGTCATAGCCATATGACGCGGCGCAGATGCGCTCAAACCAAGATGCACCCAAGTATCGTATTCGTGAATCAATTGGTCTATGCCAAGTTCTTTCATATGCGGATGAAGTTTATGGCAGATAGCTTTTGGCGTCCCGAAACCAGGACAGCTGAAATCGACAGCTAGACCACTCATATGTGCGCTGCTTTTGCTGCCGCCAACAGCAGCATTGACTTGTGGACTACGATAACCAGAGCTGATTAAAATAGGCTTGTCGCCAAGAATGGTGCGCACCTGTTCCATTGTTTCAGCAGTACGCTGAATATTCTTACGTTCCTGACTATTTTCTGGCGGAATATTGTGAATTCCCTTGCGCGCAGCAGTTTGACTGTCAGTAAATTCTTCCAGAGTAAAATGTGGTGTTAGTTGAGTCATTGTTGCCTCGCAATTACAGCTTGTTGAATTGCTCCAGAAATAATATTTATAATTGGAACTGGATCAACAAACGGACGCATAGAACCATCTTGCGTTTTTGCAAAGATGACTGAATTATTTAAATGCATTATAATTTGTTCCACAGCTTCTCCAGCCAAATGAATAGAAGGTGCTCTTTGTGTGGGAGGATTAAACGGCGCGTTCATTTCTTTCTCCACTGTATCGTTCATCTTGCTCGCCTTGCTAGAATGTTTCCAGTTACTAGAACATTTCCAGACGGAAAGTTTACATGTCCAATTAAATAATATGGTGTTGGTATACTCAAACTTGCACGGCAAGGTCTTAATGATATAACTGCAAAGCTATTAACAGCAAAATTCATAGGTAAAGACATACGTGATACACCAGGTCCAGGTGTATTGGGAATTGCAATTATGTTAGGATTTATTCCAGCTTGTATCAATGTTGGCATCATATTTGATGTAGACCAATTAAACCAAAGTTCACCATCAATATCCCAATCACCAGGCGTTAATGTAACACCAATAATATTAGTTGGTATACCCGATGTTATGGATATTCCGGCTGTCGCTGAGTTTGTAGAAATTTGTCCAACAGCACCTGGAGTAGCATTATCATTTGTACCTGTACCTGTAATACCAAGAGCAGAATCAGGAATGAATGGCGCTGCCATTACAAGCGGACCATTCATAGTTCCGCCAGCTGTAGGTAAAAATGAACCTCCTCCAGTTAATTGATTATCAACATACTCTTTGGTACTAGCATCTAATGGATTAATAGGGTCCGCATCCAGGGTTAACGGTCCTGTCATAGTTCCGCCAGCTATTGGAAGATATAGACCAGGTGGTATTCCAACAGCAGCGCCAAGATCTGGGATCCATTTTATTCCATCCCAGACCCACGCCAATCCTCCAGATTGGAAGGTATCTCCAGGAGTAGGCGTGGCAGGAAAAACAATCATTTCTTAGGTTCTTCATGCGAATGAGAATGGCCTAAAGCATGTGCCACAGCATGTGCTATTTGTTCATTTACATATTTTTTGGTAGCTACATCAAGTGATGGATCCACAGGTTGTAATGGAGTAGGTAATGGAGAAGGTAATGGAGTAGGTTCACCATAAGTTGGCGAATGAGGTGAATATGGACTTTTATAAGTAGGAGATATTTCAGGTGGTTCTGTAATATCATTTAAAGGTGGTGGTTCATTTCCTTCATCTAACCATCGTAAATACATTCTATAAACAGCATTATTTGGATCATTTTCTGGTACAAACACACCATCGCTACGTGTAAGTATATTAGTTCCATCATAAAAATAACTAAATTCAAATGTAGGTATATTAATTTCAGGAAGTGGAGGTGGTATAGGTGGTGGCTCATTACCAAGAGCTAGCCATTGTAAATAAAGCGTATATGGAGTATTATTTGGAATAGTTTCATCTTCTTTTATAAGTGAATTATCTTCAATACGCAAAAGTGTTCCACGTTCATCACGTTTATAAGTGTATATACTAGGATCTATATCAGGAATATCTGGAATATCAGGATCGCTACGTTGAGCTCCTTTCGGTATTGATTTAACAATTACTGGCATAGATGGTGGAGAATTTCCTAATTCTAACCATTCTAAATAAAGTTTATAAGCAACATTACTAGGATCATTTTCAGGTACTGCAACTTTATCATCACGCATAAGCCATCCAAATTTATTACGGCTATAAGTGAATTGAGCAGCAGGATTTTCAGGAATCATGACATTCTCCTTATTGGTATTTAATAATAAATGGAATCACAATGTATTGCGGTTCAATATTATATGGTGCGCCGCCCCCATTCCCGTAAACACCCATACCAGTACCAGCAGCATAAGTGCCACCATAAGTATTTATTTCAGTACCAGCAGCGTAAAGATTAGAAGGACCAGCATAAGTAGCACTAATACCTGCCCAAGCAGCATCAATTCCTATATTAGCAATAGCACCATAAACATTAATACCACCTGATCCACCTGCTGAAGTTCCTGGATTATGTAAAGGCGCGCCAGCAGCACCAAGAGAATAATATCCAACATTTGGCTGCATAACATTGCCATGCACGTGACCACCTACGTCACCAGTATGTGCATGGCCATAATCTGGAAGTCCATGATTATGATAATTATCATAAACACTATGATTATGCCAAGGATCTGGATGAACATGTCCAGGATCAGTAACTAAATGAGTATGGCCAGGATCATAAAGTGTATGATCGTGTGCAGCCATCTCAGCAATAGTATTAGTATGTGTTGATGAACCTCCTGTTGTGCCTGGAATATCAGTTGCACTGGCACCACGTGGGAATGTTTGAGACATATTAGGAACGGCATTGGATACACCTGGTACGCCGCCATATCTATTTCTAAGTCTTGGTGCAAGTAATGGAATATCTACGTTATCATAAACTGTACCATCACATAATAGCCAATCAGCTGGTGGTACATCGTCGCACCACATTACAATTGTTCCAACTTTTACAGCACCTGCTATTCCAACATCAACATACTCTTTCGTTGTTGCGCCAAGTGGATCAATAGGATCAGCATTAAGAATAAGTGGCCCTGTCATAGTTCCGCCAGTTATCGGAACATAATCAAGAGGCGGTATTGGTTGATTAATAGCAACTACCCATTGGGCAGATGTAGCGTCCTCATACCAGATATACAATTGAGCATTGATACTATCGAACCAGAATTCTCCTTGTGAAGGGTTAGCAGGAGGAACATCACCTATGTATACGGCGCCACCATCTATACCGGATGGGCCTACAGGGCCTTGAGGACCCATTTGTCCTTGAGGGCCATCTGGTCCAATAGGGCCAGGTAAACCTTGAGTACCTTGTATTCCTTGCGGACCTACAGGACCATCTATACCAGCAATTCCTGGAGGCCCTTGATTTCCTTGTGGGCCTTGAGGTCCAACAAGCCCTTGCAGTCCTGCTGGTCCTTGTTGTCCTATTGGACCTTGAATACCCTGTCCACCAGTTGGACCTTGCGGGCCTTGAATTGGTCCCGCATCTACCCAACCGCTAGGATCATATACTGTTGTCACATAAACATAAACATGACCAAAAGTAAATGTGGAAGCATTATTATTTAAGATACCTTCACCCTGTATCATCTGATACGGGGTTGGTGGCCAATTATTTGGCTGATCCCAATTTGCAGGAATTGCGCCACTAGGGGGTAATTCAAGAAGTTGTTCTGGATCTCTATATTCGCAAGATCCAATAAGAACTCCGATTTCTCCAGATGAACCTTGTATGCCTTGTGGACCCATCGGTCCTTGCGCACCAGGTAGACCACCAATTCCTTCTGGTCCTTGTGCGCCTCCTGGACCTTGCGGTCCCATAGGACCAGAACCACCTGACGGTCCTGGCGGGCCTTGATTTCCTTGTTGACCTGCCGGGCCTATCGGACCTTGCAGTCCTTGATTTCCTTGTGGACCCACCGGTCCTAATGGTCCTTGTGGACCATCTAAACCAATTGGACCTTGCGGTCCTAATGGACCAGGTATTCCTTGTGGACCATCCGGTCCTGGAGGGCCTTGTACTCCTTGTGGACCTATAGGTCCAGGAGGGCCTTCAATTGCTCCTCCATTTACCCATCCAGATGGGTCAAAAGCTGTTGTGACATAAATATAAACATTTCCAAGTTCTGGAATTGCAGTATTACTACATAATAATGATTCACCAGAATTCATTTGAAAAGAAGGTTGACCTTGTCCATCCCAATCAACAGGCATTAATCCATTTGGTGGAAGATTAGCAGGTGTTTCATGTTCAAAATATCCAACAAGAGTTGTAACTTGACCAGAAGAACCTTGTGGCCCTTGTGCTCCAGTAGGCCCTTGAGGTCCAATTGGACCTACTGCCCAAGTTAAAACTCCTGCGCCATTAGTACGAAGAAATTGATTTGCAGCGCCACCTCCAATTGTTAAATTGGCAATATTATTAAAATGTAATTTTGATAAAGTAGTAATACCAGTACTACGTGCAATTGTTAGTGGAGTTCCTAGATATACACCATTATTATCATAATTAATGATAGTTAAATCTGATCCAGAATTATCCTGAGCTTCAGCAGTACCATTACCTAAGTTTAATGCCCAACGATTACTCAAATTTGATTGTCCAAAAATTGAACTAATCTGATTTAATAACGGCAACTTACTAAGAGTTAATGATGGATTACCAGTAACAATTGATAAATTACCCGTAAGTTTACCACCTAGTAATGGCAAATATTGGTCAAGATGAGATTGATAAATACCACTTGTAAAACTTAAATTTCCTAAACCATCCGTCATTATAATATCGCCAGGATTACCTCCATACATAGTCAAATAATTATTGTTAATTAGGACCAATGGTCCAGTAAGTGTGCCTCCAGTTATTGGCAAATAAAGTCCAACTGGACTTATAACTTGTTGCCCACTAATAAAGAGAGCATTGGCGTTAATAGTTCCTGCACCCATACTTCCACCAAGAACATTTCTTGGTACAAGTAGAGCACCATCATTAGCAATAACAAATCCACCCATAGATATCCACGGCTGCGGAGGCGCACCTGGGCCTCCACTAGCAGCAGCGGAACTATCAAAAGCTAGTGGATTAACTTGCTCATTCATATCTTAAATCCACTGCACAGACACAAATGCTTGATTAGGAACAGGACTAGCAACTGATAAAGGTAATGTAGAACCAGGAATGGCATAATATGTTCCACCTGGCTGTATAGCCATAGATGAACCATTTCCTAATGTTGATGCTGGCCCTGTCGGATCAACATACAAAGCAGCTGGCGCATCTGCTGGATTGAATATATATCCACCAGATATATTTGCTGAAAGAGCATCAACAGGTTGACCAGGTATTGTTGATGTTAAATGAGCTATACCTGGAGTTGGAGTTACAGCCATTATTTTTGAGCCTTTAGTTGCGCCACTTCAGATTTTAAATCATTGATTTCTTTTCGTAAATCTTCAATTACTTTAAACATAGGATTTGGTACTGTATCTTCCGAAGTTGAAGTTCGTGGTGTAATTACATCTGGTGATGCAGTATATTCACCAATTTCGCCGTATTCACCTCTAATTGCTTTATTGTAAATTTCTCTACCATAATCCATTTTATCATATGGACTAGCATAAAATAATAATTTTTGTCCATCAATTATTCCAATCAAAGCAATAGGTCCAACATGATCCCGATTAACATATTGGGGATTATGTAGAGTTCCTAAAAACGCATCACGCTGTCCAGGATCTAACATTATGCTATCCTCTGATAATAATAAAGCAACGTATTAATAGGAGATGGATCAAATGAAACAGTCGCACCTAATTGTGCCCATAATCCCCCATAATCAGACATTTGTCTACCAGTAAAAGAAGAAGTACCTTGACCTGCTTGCCCAGGAACGACAAGATACCATGATCCAGGTTCTCCATAACCTGACATAATACCAGCAGCGCCAGGCGGACCTTGTGGTCCTTGCCCGCCTTGTGGTCCTTGAACACCCTGTAAACCTTGTGGTCCTAATCCACCTTGTGCTCCAACTGGGCCAGGCGGACCAGGAGGGCCTGGAGGTCCTGGCGCGCCAGGTGCGCCAGCAGGTAGCTTAGTTTCAAGAAACGCTAAAGAATAACCACCTGTAATAAAGAAAGCTCCATTTGGGTAAATATTATTTGTATCAAATTCTAAAAACAACATTCCCTGTAATTCACCACCTGTAAGAGTTTCTCCTTGATGTCCAAGAACAGCATATGGTCCCCATTGGACACCTTGCGATCCTTCAACAGTAAGCTGAACTGGACCTGTACTTACATTAGTGCTACCAGTAATAATCATTCCAGGAAATGGACCAGTTGCTGGGAAAGTAAGTCCAATATTGCAAAGAAGATTATTATAATCTGGAGATGGAATTGCGGCGCCAAAGAAGAAAATATCAGAAGTTATTTCTTTAAAGTTTAGAATTTGAAATTCTGATCCATCAAATTCCATTAATGCTATTTGACCAGTAATTAAATCGTCTGGAGAAAGTTGTGAAAGATCTGATCTCGTAACAGGATGCGCGAGTGATCCTTGCACTTGCATTACCACAGGACCAGTATTGGAATTGGCAATAGTAACTGATAAAACAGTGCCAACATCTAGACTGGGTAGAGGTGGATTAGTATTAGCTATTTCAATTAGATTAGGAGTAACACTAATATCATTACCAGAATAAGTGACATTTGGAACATCACCCTGCTGTAACATTTGATTCATTGCACCAGCAGTATGCAAATGACCAAATATAGAACCAGCTGGCCAAGATTGGGGTAATGTGTTTTCTTGGCCTCTAACTATGGTTAATGTGTCACCAACAACAGATGTAACATGAACAATTTCTCTTAACTGTCCAGTTAATTGGTCAATCAAAGTTGCAATGAATTGTTCTTGTCCAGGAACAGGTTGCGGGAATGTGGCGCCACTTCCAGATGCTACATTCACCTGTGTGCTGGTAGGAAAGATAGACCCAGCAATAGTGCTACTAACATTATTACCAAAGATGAGTCTCATTATTTTTATCCTGTTACTACATCATCCCAGATAAACTGAAATGGCAATTCTAGAATACCCGATCTAACAGCATCAGCAAATTCTATCATATTAGGTAATGATGGAAAATTAACAGCCACAGTATTTACTTGATTATATCGCATAACATTATATTGAAATGAATCATCATTGTATAAGGCACTATCCACTAATGTACGATCAACTAGAATCAATCTAATCGTAACATCACAATGTGCACCAAAAGTAACGCTAACTTGATAAGTATTATCTATATTTGGACTTGTTCCGTTTGTTCCCAATAGAAAGCGCATAATGCGCTTCTTAAGCCATTCAACACTAAATCGTTTACCATCACCTTTATGATAATGCCATGTTATACAACGTCGATAAATATCATCATTTACTAATGCTGGTGCAGTAGGAAAATAATATTGCCAGAAATTATATTGCTGAGTATTATATTGTCCAGTATTATATGGTCCTATAATAGTTGGAGATTTATACAATAAACTTGGACGAGGATATCCATAAACGCCTTGACCTACCCAATCTAGCAGCGCACCAGATACAGGATCTTTGGTGTAAATGGGTAAATTAAGAGCATTAAATGTATCAACTATATCCTGTTGCATTTCATTATAAGCACGTATAAATGCTTGTAAATCATCATCATCGGAATATTCTTGATAAAGATATGCAGGAATTGTTCTTAATAAGCCAGTTGGACCTTTAGGAGGAAAATCACTTGTTATAAAAGGAGGTGGCGGAGGCTCTTGCGGAAGAATTTGAACTACAACAAATTTATGTCCAACAGCAGTAGAGTTTACCCAAATACCATATTCTGATTGCGGCGGAATATCAAAACGTTGTCCAGGCTGTAGCGCAACAGTAGTGGAAGTAGTTTCACTAGCAGCAGGACCAGTAGGATCTACGTAGAGAACAGTTGGAACAGATAAATCTTGTTCATAAGCGTCTATTGGATTAAATATATAACCACCAACAGCATCTCCTGATGAAACTTGTACCGAATGGTGCGCTGCTAGTATCTTGGATACAAATCCCTTTGTTGGCGTTACTGGTGCAACTACATCAACACTTACATCTACAAATGGTACATGTTTATTCATATCGAATTTACTATCACATTATTGGTAGTTGTATAAAAATAACTAAATGGATCTCCTGGTATAATTCCTGTATCAGGTGTTGGAGGTTGTCCTACTCCATCAAAAGCAACCTCAAAATTAAGAACAGTCACATTTTCAGATGCAAGAATATTCTTAATTGAATCAAGAAATACAGCAGTCATATCATAAATATTTAAAGGTGATATACCAACAAAAAGACTGTTTATGTAATTTACCAATGCTGGAGTTGCAGCTTGAGCTATAGCTTGTGGAGACACATAATTTGGAGAATTAGTATCCCATAATACAACCATAGTTACAAGTTGCTGCGGTGGAAGAATAAATGGAATAAGATAACTATCAGGATAACTATTAAGTGTAACTTCTTGAAGAATAGGATTGGGACTTACAATTCCACCTCCGTTGTTATATGGAAATAACAATGTGCCATCAACAGGAATACTAAAACTATCATCATCAATTATAGTAACTGGATATTTATTGCCATTTAATATTGACATATTACCAGAGATATTATATAACGTCTCTGTCATTCCTGTTAAAAGATTATGATTATATGCTGTTTCAATAACGACTGGATTAGTATTTGAGATATTGACTATTTCGATATTTGGACGATCAAGACTAACAAGATCGCCAAGAGCATAATAAATTGCCCAAGCGACTTGATAAGGATCACCACCTCCAACAAGTATTGTCCATTTGCAAGTATTCAGATTTTGACGAACAGAAACCAACCGTTGCACAACACCTGGAATGTTCCAAAGCAATGTCTTGAGATAACGATCCGTACCTGTTGATGAAGCAAGACCTGCTGTCAACGTTCTAGTTCTAAATGATTGTATAGTTTCTGTTGATAAAGAAGGAATACCATCAGAAGGATTTGTAACTGACAAACTAATATCTAATGGAACAGATGTACCAAAACTTGTTACAGTTCCAGCTGGAACAGGCCAAGTGCCAGCTTGCGTAGCTACAGCATGAATAGGAAGTGAATCACCGTATGAACCAACAACACCACCATCTGTGCAAATATATTGATAACTACCGTCAGTAACAGTAAAGCCAGGAATAATAATGAATCCAGGTGTACCACTAAATATAAGATCAACAGAAGTATTGTTAGCCGCACCAGGCTGTATACCATATATATCAATTCCAAGTTGATATAATATAAAAGCATTGGCACCATAAGGCGTTACAGAATTTATTAAATCAACCATAAATTGATTTGAAATAACAATAGCAGCAACACATGTGGAAGCCACATCTTCTATAAGTGTTGCTGGAAGATTGGCTGTATAATCTGGATTGGTAGATGCTACCTTAGCAACCAATCGCTGACGCAATTGTGCAGGTGGCGTAGGCAGCAAACCTTGTGGACCCATAATTAAAGGAAGTACAGCCATTAGTAAGGTATCACATCAGTTAGAACTGCACCATACTGCGTAATCACGACAAATTGATAAGCAGGTGCAGGACGCCCATCTTCATCACGACGATTTGGCAAATTTGTTAAAGTTAATGACATAAAATACTTTGCAAATCTTTGTTGTATCAAATTTATATTATAATCAGGAGCAATCTGTGTCATGACAGAAGCATGTGCAGGAATACCCCAATCTGCAAAGAATGGACTTTCATGTAAATTCAGCTTAATAACTTGAATCATATTTGTTAAATACACCATATCATTAAAGCCATTGGGATCTGTTTCTACAACTACCCATTTCTTTTTATATGGATAAAGTATATCAGGTACGATGCGCCCATAAACCCGCATTATGACCTCTGCGCCCAAATATTACCCATTACAGTACAAGCTCCAGTAAATTTTGCTTGAGCAATTAAATAATAATAAGTATCAGCAATTATGTTGACATAGCAAGATCGTAATGGTAAAATTTGCAAGTCACTTGCCGGAGTAGCTGATGGAAACCAAAGCTGATTTCTAGCTACTCCAATATCTGGAATATTAGGAAGTGTCACTGTAGTATTAATAGCAGCTGACATATCTGTTAATCCAGCTACTGGTTTAAACCAGACTTCTCCATTAATAGTCCAAATACCAGGAGTTAACCAAATACCAGTAAAACCTGCTGGTATATCACTAGTAATATCAACTCCAGTTGTGATATTACTGTAAATTATTTCTCCAGTTGCTCCTACTCCTGGAAAACCACCTCCTGGTGCGCCGCCAAATCCACCTCCAGCACTAATCATTCCACCTGCGCTAATGTTACCACTAGCCGTAAGACTTCCAATAATATTAAATAATGTTTGGGCAGTAGGTTTTGGGACATTAGGAAGTGAAGGTAAAGGAAGAGGAAATGTAAGATCAGATTGTTCTGGTGTTTCTAATGTGGATATTTCTGTTTCAAGACCTCCTGCTGCACCAACTGTAAAATGTGACGCTACTAAATTGAACATACCACTTCCGCTAATAGCGTGAGTTATTTCATTTTGTGCAAGCTGCTGTATACTTTGAGCATTGTGAGATATAATACCAGAAAGAGCAGTATGAAGAATATTGCTACCAGCAGTATGAGATATAAGACCTTCAAGAGCTTGATGAATAATATTGCTATTAGCTACATGATTTATAGCTGCGGAAGAATTATGTATTATATTATTGAGAAAATCTAAAAGATGGAACGTTGATTTATCTTGTGTTTGAGTTTTATGTCCTGATGGTCCTCCTGTAACTAAAAACTGGTTAGGATCGCGTTGATCAAATTTCTTATTGCTAATAGGATGAAATACATGCGTTGCTAAATTGCCTCTTGAATACATGTTAGCGGTTCCACCGCTAACTCCATCTGTAGATGATATGGAAAAATCGCTTGGGACAGCGTATCCTTTATCACCAACTTGCGTAGGTTCACGAGTATACTTAGAAAATGCTTGAGGAATAACAATTTTAGGTAAAGTAAATGGGCCAGTAGCATCAAAAGTAAACTCTAACATATCATTTTCTAAGATTTGCGATACATGTCCTTGAAATGTTTTAGGCTGATTTTGTTGATTATCAGCCGCTTTAGTACGCGTGAAATTATGCAGTTTATTAATAAATGAAACCTTCTGTGAGGTATCGTTCACGGAGATACCTCAAATTGTCGATTTCTAAATATCAATGTTGAATTAAAATAGCTCTTTGTCATACTTATTAAATATTGCACCACACCAGCTTGATACATGGCACCAGGATTTTGATCCATAGGATAAGCAAACGTATTAACTCCAGTAATTAATGCCATTCCACTTCCATTATATGTACTAGGAAGAGCTTGAATAATGCTAACATTAACTATTTTTCCAAATTGAAAATTATGTGGCGCAGCTAATGTAGCATTGACTACTTTGTTATTTTCATCCCAAACTAGTGATAGTATCTCAGCGCCTATAAGAGTTTCTACCAAAGGTACCATAAAAATTAAATTATTATTAAATGATGTACATTTGACATAATATCGTTGGGCAGCTACATTCCATAAAACTGTAATAGTATAGGTTTCTCCATCAAATATAGGCGTAAAAGATGGTGCTCTAACGTTTGAAGGAACAAATGGATAATAAGAAATAA